CACCCTTGCCCCGTGTGGTCTGTCTGCCCTTGTGCGGTTGGCTGTCCGCCCCCCCCTGCCCCCTGTCCGTCAACGTGACATTTTCACGCTATGTCGTGTTGGGGGGCGTGGTTATGGTATTTTGCCCCCCTTGCCCCCAGCGAACCAGTGGTAGTCGGTTCATCTAACTGACACCGTTTTATTTTAACCCCGGCCCATCCAACCACCTTGAACACGTTGATGCACAAGGCTTTGATGCAACAACTTTTGCCCAATGGAGGAGTAGTGGTTAAGCCCTTTGCGTGGATGCTTTCGTCCAATAGTTGAACACGACAAAAGAGTAAAGGGCTTAACACCAAGGCTTTTGCTTTGGCTTTCTTTTCTTGCTGATTTCTTGGATTTTTCATTGGATTGTTTATAAGAATGGGTTGAAGTAAAGAAGATTTTTTAGTATAATCATAATATCCAATCAACCCTATTAAATAATCTACATCGAGCCGGTCACACAGAGAGGAGAATCACCCATGGCGCAAATCATCAACCTGAATCTCACTAATACGAATACAGGTGTCATCGACATCAGTGCCGTCCAGAAGAGCTGCCGTAAGCTCAAGGCTGGTCTCATCGCCCCTGCGACTGAAGAGGTCACCCACGAGCTTGCCAACGAGCACGCTGCCGAACCCATCAAGGATATGGAGGACATCATCCGTGTCTCCCAGTTCCTTATTGGCCAGAAGCGCTTCAGAGACAATATGCTCTTCATCGTTGGCATCAACTTCGGCCTTCGAGTGAGCGACCTCACCTCTCTCCGGTTCACCCACATCATCAATGATGATTACACCTTCCGTGACAGGTTTGCCATTCTGGAGAAGAAGACCAAGAACACCAGAACGCACAAGCGCAACCGTTACATAACCGTCAACACTGCTGTTGTCGAAGCGGTCACGCTTTATCTGGAGAACACCCCCAGCGTTCGGCTCAGCGACTTCATGTTCCGCAGCGAATCCAATAACGGAGCCAGTGTGAACAAACCTATCCATAGGGGAAGCGTTGACAACATTCTGAAGGGTATCGCCCGTGACCTTGGGCTTGGCAATCGGATGTCTACCCACACGCTGCGTAAGACGTTTGCCTACCACCAGATGGTCATGAGTGGCAACGACCCACGGAAGCTCCTGCTCCTCCAGAAGATGTTCGGCCATTCTTCCGCCGCACAGACTCTGGACTACATCGGCATCACCAGCGAGGAGATAGATGAAGCCTACCGCAGGTTGAACCTCGGTAGCGTATCCTGCAACTATCTGGTTGATAGCGACCTTGTAGAAGGAGATTTCTTGGTAGGGTAACGCCCTACCGACTGCACCTTGAAAATTGAAGATTGAATCCCTCTAAAACCCATTCTCGGCACGCTCTGTGCCGAAATGAAAAATGAAAGCCTTGTGCCACAAGGAATTGAGCCGTGTTTCCTATAGAATAAGAATGCAATGAAGAAATTCAAGTTAAAAACAGGTGAACACATCAGGTTCATCCTTGGGTCTCGCACGATTTTGTGCCGAAAATATTGTGAATGGCTTGGTTGGCCAAAAATAAACAGAAAGGGCGTGGTGCCCCAGTGAAACCTATTACCGTAGTGGATGCCCGGATGGGGCGTGGCAAGTCCTCCGCCGCCATCCGCTACATGAACCGATACAAGGGACGCAAGCGGTTCCTATACATAACACCGTACCTCAAGGAGGTTGAGCGCATCTGCGAGATGTGCGACTTCGAGCAGCCAGACAGCGACCACCTCAGCAAGTCTATCGAGCTGAAGACCCACATGAGGAAGGGCCACAACATCGCCGCAACCCATTCACTCTTTTACCTGATGGACGAAGAAACTCTTGAACTCGTCCGCAAGTATAACTACTCGCTCATCATCGACGAGACCATCGAGGTCATTGAGCGGTTCAACATTACATCCAAGGACTTTGATTTGATTGTAAACCATTTGGCCGAGGAGCATGACGGCGGACTTCTGCGCTGGCTGGACAAAGATTATTCTGGGAAGTTCTCAGGATATAAGGCGGCGGCAGACACCAACTCACTCTTTCGACTGGACAGTGCGCTGCTCAACATCATGAACCCATATATGCTTCAGGCGTTTGACGAGGTGTTTATGCTGACCTATATGTTTGAGGGGCAGTACCAGAAAGCCTATCTCGATTTCTTTGGATTCGAGTATCACATCGTTGGCGTTGAGAGGGACGATGACGGCTACTATTTTTCCGATAGGCCAGACGCCCCGCCGCCATTGGATTATTGTCATCTCATCAACATCATCGATAAGCCGCAGTCGAACGCACCGGGGGACGGTAAGTATGCGCTGTCCAAGAACTGGTACGCTCGTCGTGGCAGGAGTGATAAGGATATCAAACTGCTTCGGCGTGGTCTACGGAATTTCTTTGAGGGCTCCGGCGGGAACAGCAACACCCGGCTCTGGACTTGCTTCAAAGAGGAGCAGTCCAAGCTGATTGCCGAGAGCGGGAGATATCGCAATAACTTTTTGCAGATAAGCGCCCGTGCAACGAATGAGTACAGGGACAAGACGGACGTGGCCTATATGGTCAACCGTTTTGCTGACCCCAATGTGACGAAGTTCTTTGCATCCCGTGGAATTGAGATTGACCAGGATGCCTTTGCCCTGTCTGAGATGCTCCAATGGATTTGGCGAAGCGCTATCCGAGACGATAAGCCTATTAACCTATATGTGCCGAGCAGCCGTATGAGAGAGCTGCTCATCAACTGGATTGATAATACTAAGCGAGGAGGATGCTCGATTGAATAGGAATTGTAAGAATTGTCTCCATGGAGACGTGTGCCCAGCCAACAAAGTGTGTGAATACTTTGCTCCGCTGACCGATGAGGGTAACTTGGATGAATACATAGAGAACGAGCGCCAGCAGTTCTACAAGGAATGGTTCCGCTACACGTTAGAGGATGACGCTTAATTTTTCACCATATCAACATAATTAAATAATCAACAAGAGAGGTGAACGATACTGGCTAAACAGTTAGTATGTCAGAAGTACATATTCAAGCTGCATAGCAGCAGGCTGCGGAAGGCCAAATGGCGGCTCACGCTGCCCATCGCCGAGGCCCGTCGAAACGATGAGGTCATTTCGCTGGCCGACAGTCAGGTGCTTCGCTGGCTGGACGAGCTGAACGGTATCACCGATGCCGAAAGTAAGGCCAGGGAAATCAAGGCTGAGATACGGAGGCTGCGCAAGGAGCCGAATAGTGTCCAAAACCGAAAGGCGGTCAAGCAGCTATACTCCGAGCTGGATGATATCCAGTTTAAGCCCGACTACCTGTGTGTCATTATCGACAAAGAGAAGGATTATCGTCGGGCCTGTAAAGGGTTCAGTATCAATGGACTGAAATATCAGCGCTTACTGGGCACCAATGGCGGTGTGAAGAACGAGACCATCGTGTTCATCAGTGAGCGCCATGCCGAGGAAATCCGCCGCCGCATCGACAATGGCCGTAATCTGGAGAAGGAGATGGTTCCGGCCAAGCTGGAGGCGTACAAGGCTCTGACGTGCAGTGCTTCTACGCCGATGTCCATGCCTAATGGCATCCTGGTGGTGAGCGACTGTGAGACAGAGTTCTTGTCCGACATCATTTACCTCAACGACGAACTTGACGGTGAGCCAGTTATGGAGGAGCGCAAGCAGGCATTGGTTCAGCTTGATGAGTCCGATGGGTATGGTCTGATGCTGCCGTCATTGGCAAGTCGATGGAGTGAGGAGTTGGGGCTCGACTATATGGTAAGCGGTGTCAACACACGGTTCTCATGGGAGAAGGGGATGCTCTTTACGTTTGACTTCGTAGACTTCGCCGAGAACGTAGCTGGAGGGTTCATCGTAAAGGATGCGTGGGGCCACGATGTGGATGTGCGAAATGTTGAGATGATTTTGACCACTTCTATGTTAAAGCTGTGGGATTCCTACGATAGCTGCGAAGATTATGTCCGCAACTGTCTTGAAAATCACTATACATTCGGTGTAACCAAAACTTGCCCCCGTGAACTGGAGCGCGAGCGTACATTGAACTACCAGTTTATCCAAAGCTACGACCTGGACAACGACGATATCGAAAGGCTCATCGCACCGACTATGAATGAGATTCGGGATGTGTTGTATGCTGACCCGGTCAAGACCATTCTGTTTTTGAAAGGCGTTGGTCTGAATGAAGAGAACGTCCAGCGAATCGACAATGATTTTGCCAAGGCAATCATGATTGAGCCGAAAATGTTGGATGACCCATATATCCAGAGCAGCATCTACCAGATGATTAAGAACCGCATCAACGAGGCCAAGGTAGGCGTGCTCAAGGTTCATGGCAACTACTCTATCGTGTGTGGCGACCCGTACTCTTTGTGTCAACACATCTTCGGCCTGGAGGTCACCGGGCTGCTGAAAGCCGGTGAGATTTACAACGAGTATTGGTGCAGACAGGGTGCCGAGAAGCTGGCCTGTTTCCGTGCGCCGATGACCTGCCATAACAACATTCGGCTTGTCCGTCCGCATCGAAGCGAGGCAGCATCTCACTGGTATCAGTACATGAAGACTTGTACCCTGTTTAACTCCTGGGATACTGCGGCCCACGCCCTCAACGGCATGGACAAGGATGGCGACCTCGTCATGTTGACTGATAATGAAGTGTTGGTCGGAAAACTGAAGGAGCTCCCTGCTCTAATGTGCGTTCAGAGGAAAGCTCAGAAGAAAATCGTGAGTGAGGCAGATTCCATTCAGGCCAACATCGACAGCTTTGGCGACGACATCGGGAAGACAACCAACTGGATTACCTCCATGTTCGACATTCAGGCGAAGTATGAGAGGGGCTCCAAGGAGTATATCGAACTGGACTACCGCATCAAGTGTGGACAGCTCTTTCAGCAAAACTCCATCGACAAGGCCAAGGGTATCATAGCTAAGCCAATGCCGAGGGAGTGGCACGACCGCCACAGTGTGAACATGATTGAGGATGCCGACACCAAGCGTTACTACCTCAGTCTTGTCGCCGACAAAAAGCCTTACTTCATGCGCATCATCTATCCGGCGTTGATGAAGCAGTACAACACATACATAAAGAACACGAACAAAAATGCCATGCGTGAGTTCGGCATGACGGTTGACGAACTGATGGATATCCCAGAGGAGAAGCGCACCGACAGGCAGAACGATTTCCTGCGGTACTACCGCTCCCGGATGCCAGTCAGCAATAATGACTGTGTGATGAATAAAATTTGCAGACGGTTTGAGCAGGAGTTCGATGGGTATGTCGGCAGGCACAATGCTGAAACGGAGTTCGACTACACCATCATGAAGAGCGGCGTCGAGTACAACCGTTCTCAGTTCAACGCCATTGCCAAGCTCTATGAGAGCTACAACAAGCGCTTGTCCACCTATGTTGTCTTCGCCAACTGCGAGCGTGTGGACGAGTATGACACGTTCTCACGAATGATGGAGATGCGTGCTGAGTTCGAGCAGGAGTGTGCCAGGGTTTGCCCTAACCGGTTCGTCCTCTGTGACATTGTTCTGGATATCTGCTATCAGAAGAGTTCAACAAAGCGGTTTGCATGGGAGATGTGCGGAGACGAAATTATCCAGAATCTGCTTTCCAGAAGCGGTGGCATTATCTCATACCCTGCTTTGGAGCCCAATGGTGAAGTCCAATTTGGCGGCAATAGGTTCGCCGTAAAACAAGCTATGATTGGAGGAGAGATATGAGCATAGTCCTCAACGAGTATGAGTGGGCCGAGCACATGATTGACAGTCATGACCTCGGCAAGAAGCCACTTGAAACACTGACCAGGGTGGCCAAGTATTACCTGAAGAACGGATATAGCAAAACAGAAATCCGCAAGCTGCTGGATGCCTTCATGTTACAGTGTGACCCGCAGGTATCCTTGGTTCATTGGTCGGAACTTTTGGATAAAGTGGCTAAGAATGCTGGTAAATATCCGCTCATTCAAATTGACGGAGTTGATATCACCGACAAGGAATTGCACCGTATTGAGGCTCTTGGCGGCAAACAAATTCGGCGGCTGGCGTTTACGCTCCTATGCGTGGCAAAGTATTGGGATGCCGTATCTGAGCAGAACAATCATTGGGCGAATAGCTCGGACAAAGAAGTTATGCAGATGGCTAACATCAACACGTCTATTCGGCGGCAGAGCGCCATGTTCGCTGAACTCAGGAACGCTGGCCTCATTCGGTTCTCCAAGAAGATTGACAACCTGAATGTGCAGGTCATGTTCATAGAGCCTGGAGAATTGGCGATACATATTCAGGATTTTCGCAACCTTGGTTATCAGTATTTGAAGCACTACGGCGGGGCGTACTTCGAGTGCGTGAACTGCGGCATCACCGTGAAGACCCAGGAACCGGCCCGTGGACGGCGACAGAAGTATTGCCCAAGCTGCGCTGTCGAACTGCATACCAAGCAGAAAGTCGAGTCCGTTATGCGGCGAAGAAGGGCTTTACGGACAGAGCTGCACCAAACGTGTTGACAAAAATGGCTATGCTCAATCCATTGTTGGACAAGGGATTGAGGGCCATTTGATGGGATGCTTTATTGATACAAAATATATCAACATAATTTGGTCGTAGACCAAAAATTTTGAAATAAAGGATGATTGAAAAGTGATTGCAATTACAGCGGCAGAGAAACAGGCCATTCGAGCGAAGTTCCCAAAGGTACATATCGCTCGCACAATGCGGCAGGATTCCAAGAGACACCACTACTACATGGAGGAGGCTGGCGGCGCTATGCGTATGCTGAGGGCTATGCGTGGTCAGGATACTCCAAAGGGTAAACGAAAGGGAGTGTAAGCCATTACCAGTACAGCGAGCTACAAAGAAATGCGTGACATCGTGATTGGTAAGCTGGTTGACCGCACCATTGACGATGATTACGCAGAGCTTAGCGAGCGTCTGTTCGGTGAGGGCAACTGCTTCAATTCCAGCGAAGTTCGCAAGAGAATGTACGGCATGAAAGCCATCATTGATGCCATTGAGCGCGAGGGCGAGGCTGCCATCCGCTCCGCAGATATGTTGTCAGAGTTTGACCGAAAGAAAATCGAGCTTCAGGTAGAGCGCCAGAAGTTCTTTGACCAGCGCAACGCCTACAACAAACTGGTTCGTGAACGCTCACGTCAGGAAGAACTGAACGAGATTTTGGTTGAAGCAATCCAATCGGGGAACCTTCCTCGGCTGGACTATGAGTACCATGAAATCGTGCCATCGGATAATGACCTGTTAGTCAGTCTGAACGACATCCACTACGGTGCAACTGTGGATAACTATTGGAATACATATAATTCCGACATTTGCCGGGATATGATGCGCCGATATCTTGACCGCATCATCCAGATTGCACAGACACACAGCAGTGAGAATTGTATTGTCTGGGCGAATGGCGATGAGATTTCTGGTAACATTCACAAGTCTATCGCAGTGACCAACAAGGAGAATGTTATCGAACAGGTTAAGGGTGTGTCCGAATTGATTGCAGAGTTCATCGCAGAACTGAGCAAGCATTTCGCCACTGTCACCTTTGTCAGTGTTGCTGGCAACCACAGCCGACTTGACCCGAACAAAGACAATGCGCTGGTGAGCGAGCGACTTGATGACCTTGTTGAGTGGTATCTGTCGGCTCGTCTTCAAAACTTCAATAATGTCATTATTGGCGGCGGCGAGAAAGTTGACGAGACGATGTATCTCATCGATGTACGCGGCAAGACCTACTGCGGCGTGCATGGAGACTTCGACGGCTCTGCCAGCAAAGTACAGGCGTTGCAAACTATGGTACGCAAACCGTTGTATGCGGTGCTGTCAGGCCACCTTCATCATTGCAAGATGGATGATGTTCAGGGAATTAGAACTATCATGGCTGGTAGTTTTCTTGGCATGGATGACTATTGTGTCCAGAAGCGCATCTATGGTAGGCCGGAACAGATGGTCTGTGTATGCGATGAGAGCGGCGTGCGCTGTTCGTACAATGTAGGTCTGAATTAGAGAAACCCACACGGGTCGCCTCTACATGGGGCGGCCCTTTTATATTCCTCTTTAGCTCAGTTGGTAGAGCGCTTGACTGTTAATCAAGATGCCGCTGGTTCGAGTCCAGCAGGAGGAGCCAATTTGCTCCCATCCTCTAAATGGAATAGGAGGCTGGCCTCTCAAGCCGGTAATACGAGTTCGAGTCTCGTTGGGAGTACCAATGGTGCGTTGGACGAATTGGTAGAGTCACCGCCCTTTCAAGGCGGAATTTATGGGTTCAAGCCCCATACGCATCACCACTATGGGAGAGTGGTAGAGTGGTCAATTACACCTGACTGTAAATCAGGCGCCTTCGGGCTGCGTTGGTTCAAATCCAACCTCTCCCACCAATACTGCGGGGTAGAGCAGCGGTTAGCTCAGCGGCCTCATAAGCCGTAGGTCAGGGGTTCAAATCCCCTCCCCGCAACCACATGGCTATATAGTTCAGTTGGTTAGAACGCCAGCCTGTCACGTTGGAGGTCGCCGGTTCGAGTCCGGCTATAGTCGCCAAAAAAAAGTAAGGCCGCTTGAATGCGGCCTTACTACATTAGTTGTATTCCATTCCTTCACATTCAAGCTCACCATCTGAGTTTCGTTTTACGATAACATATCCATCCCGATGCGGGGAATCAACATCTTCAACTTCAAATTTATAGGTTGAAACACCAACATAAAAGTTGTCAGTGAACCTGAACGGAGAAAAAAGCGTTCCGGCAGATTGTGCGGCGATTGTATTACACCATGTTGACGCAATGTCCTTTGCTTCTTTGAACTCGTCTATGTCCTCAATGGATTTATGTGTATTGCAATATATTTCACCATCCTTGAGATTTGAGATTCCAATTCCTTTGGAACATCTTCCATAGCCTATGTCGAATTGGCACCTGTGTTCATCACAATAAGATGACCCAGATGTAATAGAGTTCTCACATAGATTGCAGCGATGCTTTGCACAGTAGTCCCCTGAGTCTACCTTCTCTCCACACACTCCATTTGCGACTTCGTACTTACAGGTTGTGGAACAAGCAGATAGGGTGAATACAGTGGCGAGAATACACAACATGGTAATTAGTCGTTTCACTAATGTGACCTCCTCATTTGGAAAAGTTGTTGATTGTATTTTCATTATAGCATTTACGGTTCAGGAATACAAGAATACACAAAGAAAGCGAGGTGGCTTTGATGCCAAGAAAAACAAAACAGAACGATATCACAAGCCCTGAGCTTTTGAGCCAGGTCAACCCGGACAATATGAGGCTAAAGCAGGACTTCTTAGATTATTTGAGGTCTGTTCAGCGCAGCCCCAAGACGATTGCCGGGTATGATAACGATATCGACATTTTCTGGGTGTGGAACCTCACCCACAATAATAACAAGTTTTTCCCAAAGATTACGAAGCGTGATTATGCTTCCTATCAGAGTTGGCTTATCAATGAGAATGGCAACTCTCCAGCCCGTGTGCGGCGTTTGAAATCCGCTATCTCTTCCATGAGTAACTTCGTGTCCAATATGCTGGACGATGAAGATGAGTTCAAAGACTTTCGTTCTGTCGTCCGCAAGGTGGAAAACCCCGCTATGCAACAGGTTCGGAAGAAGACCGTGTGGAGCGATGAGGCGCTCGATGAGTTGCTGGACAAGCTGACTGAGAGTGGTCAGTACAAGAAGGCTTGCGCCTTGGCGTTGGCGATGTGCAGTGGTAGGCGTAAAGCAGAGCTGTGTCGATTCCGTGTTGGTGACTTCCAGGACGAAAACCTGGTATGCGGTGGCGTTCTCTATAAGACGAGTGAGCCAATTCAAACGAAGGGGTTTGGTCTCGGGAAGTTTATTCACTGCTATACGCTGGCGAAAAAGTTCAAGCCATATTTCGATGCTTGGATGAAGCAGCGCAGCGAGCTTGGCATAGAGAGCGAGTGGCTATTCCCGGCGACAGGGAATGACAAAGAACAGATGAGCGATACGACGCTGAACAGTTGGGCTAACACCTTCAGCCGGATGACCGGTGAGGACTTTTATTGGCATAGCCTGAGACACTACTTTACGACCCACCTTGCGAAGCTCGGTCTCCCAGACAACGTAATCCAGGATATTGTCGGTTGGGAGTCTGCTGACATGGTGCGTGTCTACAAGGACATGAGTGCAGAGGAACAGATTTCGCAATACTTTGATGAAAATGGTGAAATCAAAACGGATGCACAGAAGTCTCTTGCAGACCTGTGAACAAAGGATGGTGTAAAGGATGGACATTAAAAGGAGTGACCTGATTCAGCAGCTTGTTGAGAAGGGATATACAAAAAAGGCAGCAACAAGTATCATCGATGATTTTGTCTGCACTATATTGGAGAACCTTGAGAACGGGAACACGGTTTCAATCCGAAACTTTGGGTGTTTCGATATCTTGGAGCGAAAGGCTCGTAGCTGCCCAAATCCGCAGACAGGCGAACGTGTTGATGTCCCAGCACACTGGATTCCTCGGTTCTATCCTGGTAACGGGATGCGACGTGCGGTGAAGGTTTGGGAAGATAACACGAAAAGGGGGTTGATGTAATTGGCGGATGCCCCCAAAAGACGGAAATTAGAAAAGACAACTGACGCCTCACAGACCACAGCCAGCGGACAAAAGTATTATTGTTGCAGATGTGGTACGGCATACAGCAGACGAAAAGGTTTTTTCCCTGTTAGCCATAGTCCAATGTACCGCAAGTCTGGATATCTCCCATGGTGCAGCGACTGTGTTGAGGAGATGTACGACGACTACCGCAGCAAACTTGGCGACAAGGATGCTTTGCGCCGGATGTGCATGAAGTTTGACCTGTATTGGGACGAGGCTATCTACGATATGGTGGATAAAACCGCTGGTGTTCAATCTCGAATCAGGTCTTACATAGGTAAAACGAACCTTACACGATACATCGATAAGACTTTCGATGACACAATCGTCCGTGAGGAGGCAGAGGCCGCAAAACGTCCGCAGTATGTTGAGGACGAAGATGGGATTGAACCACTGCTTGATGATGCTGAGGAAGAATACAACGAAGTTTCAGACGAAATTCGATTGTTCTGGGGTTCTGGGTACAGCACAAAAATGTATGAGGAACTTGAAGAGCGCCGCCATTATTGGCTCGGTAAATATCCAAAGGATTTCGTCCCGGATGTTGGTACAGAAACTCTCATCAGGCAGATATGCGGCCTGGAAGTTGATATCGCACATGACCGAGCGGCTGGGCGTAGTGTTGAGAAAAACGTGAAGGCACTCAATGATTTGCTTGGCAGTGCCAATCTAAAGCCTGTCCAGCAAAAGGATATGATGGCGGACTCTGACCTGGAAAATATGCCGCTTGGTGTCGGCATCCAGAAATGGGAGAATGCTCGCCCGCTTCCGACTACACCAGACGATTTGAAAGACCAAAGTGGAATTATCCGAAATGTTACCACCTGGTTTCTTGGACACGCCTGCAAAATGGTTGGCTTGAGAAATAGCTATTGCCAAATGTATGAGGACGCCATCAACAAATATCGCGTCGAGTTCCCAGAGTATGCAGAGGAGGACGACGATAGCTTCTTGTCCGATATCTTCGGCGACGCTGGCCAAAGTGAGGGCGGTGTCAATGAATGAGAAGCAGGCAAGGCGAGAGCGTGTACTGGAGGGTATGGCGGTCTGGGGTAGCTATTACAGAGAGAATATCGACGCCTTTGTGAAGGAATACCTGGGCATCACCTACCTTAAATGGTATCAGTATGCTGTGCTGTGCCTGATGAATGCCAACGTTATCTTCTTATGGATAGCGTCCCGTGGTATGGGTAAAACGTTTATTACGGCTATATTCTCATGCGTGCGGTGCATTCTTTACCCTGGCAGCAAGGTCGTTCTTACCTCTGGTACAAGAGGACAGGCATTGCAGATTCTGGAAAAGATTCAAACGGAGTTGATTCCACGTTCTCCAAATTTGAAGAACGAGATTGACTTCAAGGAGACAAAATTTTCTGGCCAGGATGCAAAGATAATGTTCAAAAATGGCAGCTATATCAAGGTTGTTACGGCGGCAGACACCGCCCGTGGTAACCGTGCCAATCTTCTTGTCGTAGATGAGTTTCGACTTGTGAAGCAGGATACCATCAGTACGGTTCTGAAAAAGTTTCTGACCGAACGGCGTGAACCGCCATACTCCGAGTTGACAAAAGAGGAAGTGCAGTTGGAACGGGCGAAGGAGCCCAATATGCAGTTCTACCTGTCTTCTGCGTTCTTCAAAGACCATTGGTCTTACAACCAGATGCTGTCTAACTTCCGTACTATGCTCAGCGGTGGACGCGGAGCGTTTGTGTGCGGATTTCCATATGAGCTTGCAATTCAGGAAGGGCGTATGTTCCGAGAGGACGTTGAGAGCGATATGCTTGAGGCGGACTTTAATGAGCTGAAATTCAAGATGGAGATGGAAGCTATGTGGCTCGGCGGTGAGGCCGGGGCATTCTTCAATTTTGACAGCATCTCTAAAGTACGTCATATCAAATATCCCATGCTTCCTGACGAGTTGTCGGTGAAAGTTGGTAACAGCCAAAAGGTTAAGATACCTCCCAAGCAGCTTGGTGAGAAGCGTATTTTGTCTGCTGATATTGCCCTGATGTCGAGTAAGAAGCACAACAATGACGCAACCGCAATTTTTGTCAACCAGATGCTCCCAACGAAGGCAGGACGATACACAAGCAATATTGTGTACTGCGATACGTTTGAGGGCCTACACACGGAAGACCAGGCACTCGTGATACGGAAGTTGTACGATGAGTTCGCCTGTGACTATATTGTGCTGGACTGTACTGGGCTTGGTCTTGGCGTTTATGATGCGCTTGTCCGTGACATGGTAGACCCAGACAGTGGCGAGATATACCCAGCACTTTCCTGCTACAACAACCCAGAAATGGCTGAGCGATGCACAGTCAAAGGGGCAGACAAAGTGATATGGGCGATTAAGGCTACACCAGCGCTTAACTCTGAGTGTGCTGTGCTGCTTCGTGAAGGATTCAGGAGCGGAAAGATAAGGCTGCTTGTTACTGAGTATGATGGCGAAACGCTGCTGTCCGACCTCAAGGGATATGGCTCACTCACCCCATCAGAGAAAGTAAAGCTGCAAATGCCATATGTGCACACAACGCTGTTGATTGACGAACTTGTTAATTTGCAGCATGAGGAGTCTGGCGGTCGTGTCAGGATGTTTGAGAAAACAGGTAGACGAAAAGACCGTTACTCCAGTTTGAGCTATAACTACTATGTTGCAACGCAGCTTGAGAGCAAGCTGGGGCGGCATCGGGGGGCAAGTTTTGAGGACAACATCTTCATGTTTAAGCCTCCAAAAATCAAGTAAGAAAGGTGGTGAGATATCGAATGGGTAGCAGAAGCGGTCGTGGTAAGTCCAGTGCGGATATCCCACGAAGAAATGTAAGCAAACTTACGGGCGACTCAGTTGGAATGGTTGGAATCTCGCAGCGGTTTGCAGTTTTGAACCGTCTGATTACCAGAGATTTGAACAATAATACAAGTACCCCGACATTCTCTTTGTATAGTAAAGATAATATCACGGAGTATCTGAAGAATCCGTACACATACCAACAGCAACTGCGCAATGCGGTTACATATATCTATGGAGCAAGTCCGCATTTCAGACGGCTCATCCAGTATTTCACCGGCCTCTCCGACTTGGCCTATGTTGTGTCCCCATATAAGATTGACCCAAAGACCGTTAATCCAAAGTCTATCAACCGAAACTATCGGAAGACGCTGAACGCTATGTCATCTATGAACGTGCGTACACAGTTCCCAAAGATTTTGACTGTATGCCTCCGTGAGGATACGTTCTATGGGACAATGTGGGTGACCAACGACAACATCACAATCCAACAGCTTCCGCCTGATTATTGTGGTATCTCCACGATTGAAGGCAATGTGCTGAATGTTACATTCGATTTTTCATATTTTGACGGTCATTCGCAGTATCTCGAATACTATCCTGCTGAGTTCCAAACAAAGTATCGTGCGTATCAGAGTGACCGACATGGGATGCGGTGGCAGGAGCTTGATTGTCCTACATCGTTCGCCATCAAGTGTAACAATGATATCTTGGATTATTCTCTTCCGCCATTCGCAGGTCTCCTGCGAGATGTCTATGACCTTGAGGACTACAAGCAGTTGAAGATGACAAAGACCGCTCTTGAGAACTATGCTATGCTGGTTATGACCATTGGCATGAACGAAGACGGCGAGTGGCAGATTGACCTGGATAAGGCAAAAGAGTTTTGGCGCAATCTGGATGGAGTTCTGCCGGAGGAGATTGGCTCAGTCCTGACGCCAATGCCTATTAGCAAAATCAGCTTTGAGAAGTCGAATACAGGAGATACAGATACGATTGCGGAAGCTGAGCGAAATCTGTTCAGTGCTGCCGGTGTATCGTCTCTACTTTTCAACAATGATAAAGCATCCGCAAATGCACTGGTGTTGTCTATCAAGGCAGACCAAGCGATGACATTTGGGATTGTCAAAAGCATTGAAGACGCTGTAAATCGCTTCATTCAAGCGCAGAGTTATGGTAAGAATTTCAAGATTACGTTCCTTGATTGCAGCCCGTTTAATCGCAAGGAGCTTGCAGATTCTTATTTGAAAGCCTGTCAGTATGGCATCCCAATGGTTAGTTACTACGCGGCAACCCAGGGGCTCAATCAATCGGAGCTCGATTGTATGAGCTTCTTGGAGAATGATGTACTTGGCTTGAATGAGATGTTCCGGCCATTGCAGAGTTCCTCAACGCTTGGCTCCACTGCTAACAGTGATGGCAAGGGTGCAACTGATGAAGGCGGCGCACCACCGAAGGACGTTGATGAGCTGAGTGAGAGCGGCGAGCAAAATCGGGAGGACGCATAATATGGGAAACTTCATTTATGTGTTCAGCCGTGATGGCAGAGATAAACTTTTGTCAATGCAGTATGAGTTGCTGAAAAGCGATGATGCAAAGTGTATCTTTGTGTTTCTGAATAAGGGGCGGCAGAACTTCTCGTGTGATGGCATCCCATGGGCAGTTTCTGACACGTTGACCTTTTGACCCGCACGGGTGTATCGTGCGGGTTTTACTATGTCAAGAAGGTGGTGAACTGTGATTTGAGCGAGCGGAGCATGAGCATTGTTTTCTCATCTGGGATTAGTTCCCTGACCGAACGCAATTCTTCCTTTGACAGCGGCGTACTGCGTGTCTGTTATACGGGAAGAAACAGAAATAACAGCTTCATCAGCAAGGAGACTTTCGAGCGCTGTATGCCGAGCATTTATAACTGCCCTATTGTGTGCAGATATGACCGGGACACGGACACGATTGGCTCTCACGACATGGAACTTGTTGAGACAGACGATGGCGGTATGCGTATTGTCAATATTACGCAGCCGGTCGGCGTTGTTCCTGAAAGCGCCAAGTATTGGTGGGAGGAAATCGAAGATGATTCTGGCCTGCATGAATACTTGTGTGTGGACGTTTTGATTTGGAAACGTCAAGAGGCGTACAAGAAAATCAAAGAGGACGGTATTACCGATGAGTCCATGGAGATTTCCGTAAAGGAAGGTGGCATGGTTGACGGCGTGTACGTTATCAAGCGCTTTGAGTTTACGGCGTTCTGTCTTCTTGGAACAGCGGAACCATGTTATGAATCAGCGTCTTTGGAATTGTTCTCCCGTGATGACTTCAAGACGCAGCTTGCTGAAATGATGCAAGAATTTAAGGAAACATTTTCACTGGCGCAATCCCCAGAGGGGGTTGGTATATCACAAAACTATTCGGAAGGAGGAGAAGAGGTATTGGACGAGAAAAAGGCATTGGCCGCACAGTATGGCCTCGATATTGACAAACTCGGTTTCTCTCTTGAGGATTTCTCTCTGGAAGAACTGCGTGCGAAATTCGAGGAAATGAAGGCCGCTGAGCCCGCAGCACCCGCCGCTGGCGCTGCCCAAAACCCGGAGAATTTCGCCCTGGAAGGCCAGTTCCGCAATGAGCTGATTGCTGCTCTGGAGGCCGAGAAGGTCGAGACCTGCTTTGGCGAAATGTCCCACTACTGGTTTGTGGACTATGACGCAGAAACGGCGGAGGTGTATTGCGACGACACAACGGATTGGAACCTGTATGGGTTCAGCTATTCCATGAATGGCGATAACGTTGTCATTGACTTTGCCAGCAAGAAGCGGATGAAGTTTGCGATTGTAGCGTTCGATGAGGGCGAGCAGAGCAACCCAATGGCGCACGTTTTTGCGGCTGCGGTTGAGAAGTATACCACAAACGATACGCAGTGGGCCGAGAAGTACCAAGCCGCCTCCGACACGATTTCAACTATGCAGACTGAGCTGGATACCCTGCGTCAGTTTAAGACAGAAACCGAAGGTGCCATCGAAAAGGGCAAGCGGGATGAAGTCTTTGCTCAGTTTGAGGATTTGGTCGGCGTCGAGGCATTTGAGAAACTGCGTGAGAACAGTGCGCAGTATTCCATCGAAGATTTGGAGGAGAAGTGCTACGCTCTTCGTGGGCGCAATGGCACGACCGTGAAGTTCTCTCATGAACCAAAGGCTCCCAAGCTGCCGGTGGAGAAGACCGGTGTAAAGCCTGAACCCTATGGCGGTGTTTTCGCCGAATATGGGATTACGTCAGGCAATCAACATAATTAAATAATCTACAAGGAGGAACGAGTTATGGCATATACGGTTATTCGTACCGACCTGATGAGCGGTACTAAGCAGCCCGCCGACCTTGTGTCTCTGCGCTTCTATGACGCCAATGGCAAGGTTGCCGAGGTTGAGAACGGTGTCATTGTCAAGCTGGAGGGCTATGAGGACGGCCAGCGTGAAGTGATGAAGGCTGTTGCCGCCAGTGCTGGCGCAGACCTGAACGAGTGCGCCATTGTGGCTGGCGTTGAGGTCATGTATGACGAGCGCAAGAAGAATCTGGACGAGTTTATCAACGAGGCGGGCAAGGCCACCCGTGGTTACATTCCCCGCAGTCGCAATCTGTTCTCCGTGACCAAAGAGGGCTTTGTTGGCGGCACTGTCCCCACCAAGGGCGCCAAGGTTGGCATCGGTGCCGGTGGCAAGATTGACGCCGCTGGGACTGGCCTGGGCGAGTGTGCTGATATTGAGGTGGTGGGGCGCTACACCTACTACACCATCAAGATTGACAAGACCGAAGGCTAAGAGAGGGGGTATCAGTAATGGCTGAAATGAAAGACATTGTCAAGGTTGCTGTTGACGCATATCACGGCAACGTTGAGCAGTATTCTGTGGGCCAGTCCATGGAGCTGCTGCAAAAGGCTCTTGTTGACGCTAACGGCGGCAGCACGACCCTGAACTATAAGAATATCCGCGACGGTAAGTGCAGCGGGCTGTTCACTCTGATTGAGGAAGTCCTGAGCCGTACTGTTGTTGAGGGTCTTCAGGGCGATGAGTATTTCAACGCTCTGGTCGATTTCCGCAATGTGGCGGAGGGTGACAAGAACATTTTTGAGATTGAAGACAGCAATCTCTTTGTTGTGTCCGAGGCCGCAGATGGTACTCAGGGTATCCGTCGGCAGCGCCTGAGCGGTATCAGCGAAGTGTCTATTCCGACTTCTCTGAAAGTTGTGAAGATTTACGAGGAGCTGAACCGTGTCCTGGCTGGTCGTGTGGACTTTAACCAGTTCATCAACAAGGTGTCTGAGTCCTTCCGTCAGAAGCTGCTGAACGACGTATACACTCTGTGGAGCGGTGCCACCGCACAGGACTTTGGCGGTGTGACCTACTTCCCCACTGCCGGTGCGTATGATGAGGACGAGCTGCTGGAGCTGATTAACCATGTTGAGGCTGCTGCTGGTGGCAAGCCTGCAACCATCATCGGCACCAAGAAGGCCGTTCGTAATCTGGCTCCCTCTATTCAGGGCACCGATTCCAAGAGCGACCTGTATAATATGGGCTACTACGGCAAGTTCTACGGCACTCCCGTGGTTGTGACTCCCCAGCGCCACAAGGTCGGTTCTACCGAGTTTGTGCTGGATGACGACATCCTGACCATCATCGCTGGTGATGACAAGCCCATCAAGTGCGTGTATGAGGGCAACCCCATTGTTCTCATGGGTGACCCCATGACCAATGGTGACCTGACCCAGGAGTACCTGTACGGCGAGAAGTATGGCATGGGTATCGTGCTGGCTGGCGGCAACGCCGGTATTGGCCGTTACGAGATTGCCTAAACAGTAACGAACACACAAAGCGGGGCCCTTTACGGGCCCCGCATCATGTATGAAAGGGAGATATTATGGCAAACGAAACAGCAACGAGAAGCCGTCCCCCAAAGGCGGCACCAGAGCAGAGTCCATCGCAGGAGACACAAGCGGCTGAAAAGAAACGCATGGTTCCAAAGGATGTTGACCCGATGCAAATCGTTACCGTTAAGAATGGTTTCCAGGGCAGGCTTGTGTATAAGAGCAAGAAGACTGGTGAGCGGTTTGTTTGGGATTCATTCGGCTCAGAACAGGATATGGAGCTTGGCGAGCTGAGGAACGCTCGTAACTCCAACAAGAAATACTTTATCAACAACTGGTTTATGTTCGATGAGCCGTGGATTGTTGATTACCTCGGCATGGGCAAGTTCTACAAATTCTCTATCTCTATTGAGGGGTTCGATGCTTTGTTCGAGAAGCCTGTGGCCGAGATTGAGGAGACAATCGCCAAGCTGTCCGACGGGCAGAAGAAGTCTATCGCATATCGGGCGAAGCAGCTCATTGCGGAGGGCGGCATTGATTCCAACAAGACTATCACAACGCTTGAGAAGTGCCTCGGTACAGAACTGGTTGAGCGATAAGGAGCGTGAGACATGAACGTTCCATACGATAAGTTCACAGAGGCGTTCCTTTCAAAAATTACGGAGTATGACTTTGTCAATATGCTACCGAATGAAAGGAACAGTACGATTGATGGGTTCATGAAACGTGCAATCGCGGCCTTCAGGCATATCTGCAAGTATGACTTTACCACAACTGGTGATGATAACGTCCGCGAGTTTTCTATCAAGGTTACGATGGAAGACCCAGATGGTGTGCGGCAACAGCAACTGGACGAGGAGCTGTCCGAAGACCTGGATGAAATTGTAGACATTGTCTCTGAGGGAATGCTTGTGCAGTGGATGAAACCATATACCTACAAGCAGGAAAGTTTTGAAAGTGTGATGAACACAAGAGACTTTTCCACCTATTCTCCGGCAGAGCTGCTTTTGCGTATCAGCAATGCGCATACTACGGCTCGAAAAGATTTCACGAATATGATGAGGGAGTATTCGTACAATCACGGGGATTTGACGGATTTGCATCTATGATGTTACAGACTAAGGCTGGCGTTCCGATGGACGCAAAGGTACTGAGCAATTACTTCCGTTCCCTCATCAACTGCTTTTTCAAAATTCTCCCTATCTGGGAGAGTGGAGAAGGTTCGCTCAGTATTTACATGAAAAGTCTGCAAGCAGAGCTGCTTGGGTGTAAGGAGCTGATTGAGGCTATTCACGAAGACCCACTGTTCCTCTCGCTTATCGCTATTTTGCAATACTTTATCGACAATCCGTCCTGTGAGATTTCGACCGTGAAACGTGAAGTCTTTCGGGCCATTTCGATTTGCAATAAGCTGAAAGCGAGGTACGCCATTCCGAACGAGGAGGTGGCGCAGTGAGCTTTTGGGATACATATCGTTCTCGCATTAACGCCCAGGGTGGTGACAGGCGAACTGCCGCCTTACAAAAGGAGGGTCGCCTTCTAAATGCAAAGATGCTGGCAAGCCCTTCTTATCATCAGGTCATTATCAATGGAGAACATAGGTCATTAGCGGTTATCAATTCAGATAACTTGAATCAAAAGACGTTATGTACGCTCCCCGGTGAAGACCTCCCGCCCGGCGGAGCGGTTGAGTGGATGAAGAACCATTGGCTCATTACAGAGGTTGATGCGAACAATGAATTGTATACCAAAGGCATTATGCGGCAGTGTAACTACTTGCTCAGATGGATTGCTGATGATGGCAATATTGTTGAGCGATGGTGTATCGTTGAGGACGGAACGAAGTACCTGACTGGCGAGTATGGAGATAACGACTTCATTATTACCAGGGGCGATTCAAGAATTTCTTTGACGCTGCCAAAAGACGGATACACACTTCGCCTCAACCGTGATGACAGGTTCCTAATCGATGATTATGGGTCTCCTAACGTGCTCGCATATAGGTTGACAAAGCCATTCAAGCTGGGCGGTAGCTTCGGCGAGAATGGCGTTTTGTATTTTGTGTTGCAAGAGTGCAATACAGAGGACAGCGATAACCTTGAACTTCATATTGCGAATTATTACGACCATTTTCCTCGTGAACACGGTGGGCCGCATCTCTCGGATGACGAGCAGGTTTCATATCCGAGAGAAGATGACCCAGGAAAGAAGGTGTGGCTGTAATGCAGCTTGATGAGTTTTTTGGTTACAAAAATCAACTCATGGACGATTTGCTTACGTCAAAGCAAATCGTCAGATTGCTGAGCGATGACTGCAAGACCATTCATAAACCGGACAGCTTGATGTATTCTCAGGTTTTCCCATACGAATATGTCCCAGAAACGGTGACCCGAGGGCAAACATTTATCTGTTGCGAGGTCGAGATTCAACGGACTTCAAGCAAGACATTTTTGACCCCGGCACTTTATGTCTGGGTGTTCACGCACAAGAGCAAGCTGCGTCTGCCGGAAGGTGGTGTCCGAACAGACAAACTCTGCTCTGAGATTGCAAAGACAATCAACGGAAGCAGATTCTATGGTCTCGGTGAACTCGATTTGTATTCTGTAAAGCGCTTTGCCCCAATCGCAGATTATCAGGGCAAGGTGATGATGTTCCAGGCAAAGGATTTTAATCGGTTCTCTCCGACTGGTAAGCCAATTCCGTCCAATAGGAAGACCGGATAATGGCGACACTGAATCTGCTATACAAAAAGGAATACAAAGTCAACGAGTTCATCAAGGTGCGCATTCCGACTGTTGGTGAAGTGATAGACCACGAAGATGACTATTACAGTATGGTTTCCATGCTGACTGCTATGCCAATCGATATGATGGTGCAGCTTGATGACATCGGAATTGACTTCACAAAAATAAACGAGTATGAGCTATTCATTCTAATGTTTAGTGCGTTGAAGGAGCGGGATACTTCTCTAATTTTCGGCGACCTTGATTTGAAAGCGTTCAAGTCTGTTATCAACCCACAGAATAATATGCTTGTTCTTCGTGACAAGGACACCGGGGCAATGATTGACCGGGCCATACAGGGACAAATTGCAGCAACTTTGCGCAAAATACACCACCTTAAACGGGATAACCGCAAGCCAATAAATGGCGAAACCAAAGACTACTTGATTGAACGGGCACGCACAAAAATGCGGCGTAACAAGAACAGAACAACAAACTCCCAGTTGGAGGAGTTGGTTGTTGCGCTTGTAAACACCGAGCAATTCCACTATGGGTTTGAGGGGACACGAGAACTCTCTATCTACCAGTTCAATGAAAGTGTGCACCAGATAATCAAGAAAATTGACTATGACAATAGGATGCACGGCATCTATTCTGGCACAGTCAGTGCAAAAGACCTAAGCCAAGACGATTTGAATTGGCTAACTCACAAATAGGAGGAGGAACAACTATGAACGTTAGTGATATCACTGTCACCAGCCTGGAGACGATTGATGCGTTCGACATCGTGACCGGTGCCTATCTGTTCACCCTGGACGAGCTGCAAAATGCTACCATCGCTCAGAGCCAGGAAAAGACCGACATCACTGGTAAGCAGGGGCGCAAGCTGTCTTCTCTGAAGCGGAACAAGGCTGTCACCATCAGTGGCAACAACGGCATCGTGTCTGGCGGCCTGCTGGAGCTTCAGACTGGCAGCAAGTTCGAGAACAAGGTCACTGAGGTCATGTGGAATGACTATCTCATCGTGGCCGAGGACAAGGCAGTTACGACCTATAAGGCCGTTGGCACTACCGGCAACGAGGTTGAGGCTGTCTATATCAAGAACACCGATGGCACTCTGGGTAAGACCCTGACGCAGGACGCCGCCGCTGGTAGCGACACGTTCACTTATGACCCCGCGACCAAGACCCTCACCTTCAATGCTGGCGATATCGCCGATGGCACTGAGGTGGTCGTGTACTACAAGCGTCAGATTCAGGCGAGTGTCCTGAACAACATGAGCGACACCTACTCCGGCAAGTGCGCCCTGTATATCAACGCTCTGGCCGAGGACAAGTGCGCCAACATCTACCGCATCCAGTTCTACATTCCCAAGGCCGACTTCAACGGCGAGTTCTCTATCGAGATGGGCGATAACCAGACCGTCCACGCTTTCGAGGCTGAGTCACTGGCTGGCGCTGGCTGCGGCTATCACAACCAGAGCGGTCAGCTCTTCACCTACACCGTGTTCGGTGCGAACGCTGAGGACGTGGTCGATGAGACCACCGAAGAGGAAACGCCCTAAGAAAGCAGGTGACTGATATGGCTTCTGAGAAGAAGACCTGCCGCGTGTGTGGTAAGGAGTATGAGCCATGCCGCACTGCGAACCGCAACCCAAACGTATTTCACTGGCAGGAGGTAGCCTGTTCCCCTGAGTGTGGGGCTACCTACCTCCAGCGCATCGTTGAGTCACGGAAACCCACTGTGGTTACCAAGCGGAACAAACACAAGAGAGTCGAGCCGAAGGCCATTCCGGTCGAGGTGAACGAAGTACCTTTCATGGCAATAGCCGAGAAGGATGTCACCGAAACTGTCGATGCGCCTGTGGGTGTCGAATGAACATAGGAGGGCAGAATATTCTGCCCTCCTTCTCTCTTTTAGGAGATGATTATGGAACGGTCAAAATTTAATGTGGATAAAGACAGGGATAAGCGGACACACAATGGAATTGTGTTCGACAGTCAGCTTGAGATGCGGTATTACCGTGATGTGCTCTGTCCCAAAGTGGAAAGCGGCGAAGTAACACGATATGAGTTACAGAAAAAATTTGAGCTGCAATCGGGGTTTACACGGGATGGCAAGAAGGTTTTGCCAATCACATACGTCGCTGACTTCTATATCGAGTACGCAGATGGCCACATTGAGGTAATCGACACAAAAGGTATGCCAGACAGCGTGGCAAAACTAAAACGGAAGATGTTTTGGTTTAAGTACCCGGATGTGAATTACCAGTGGATTACATATGTGAAGAAGTTCGGCGGCTGGCTGGACTATGAAACTGTAAAAGCGATGCGCAAGGAAGAAAAGCGCAGTAAGAACAAAAAGGAGGACACTACTCATGGCGAAGGGTGAAAAGAAAGTATCTATCAGCGCCGTTGACAGCATCATTGGCGAGCGCTTTTTGAATGTCGTATCAGAGCAGTGGTATGACGTTGAGGTGAAGATGCGCCGCAGTCTCCCGTTCACTGATATGCTGACCTTTGTGAACGATGTGGTACAGAGTTGTTTCCAGCGGGATGGTGTCTATACACCAGAGGTTCTGGATTTTGCAATCAAGAGTAACATCATCAGCAGATACACCAACGTATCTCTGCCGGACAAGCTGGAACACAGATATGCGATTCTCTATTGTTCCGACCTTGTGGACTTTGTGTGTCAACACATCAATATGCAGCAGGTGCAGGAGATGGTCACTTCCATCAATCGCAAGCTCTCCTATATGTGCGAAACAAATACGGTCGCTATCCAGAACCGACTGAATGACCTCGTTTCTTCCTTTGAGGAGATGCAAAAGCAGACGGCAGATGTGTTTGGCGGTGTCACGCAAGAGGATGTGACACGCTTGGTCGGTGCGATTGGCAACAGTACGCTGACCGAGGAAAGAATTGTTGAGGCGTACATGAAGCAAAAGAACGCCTCTAACACTGGGGTCGCAGAGTAATGCCTGCTATCAACATGAGCTCCATCATGTCAAAGGTTGGAGCATATAGCCGCTCTGTCAGCGGCAAGCTCCGCATGAAGGAGTGCATTGATAAATATGCGGCAGACGGAAAAGGAAAAACTGCTGGAGGCGGCAAAGTGATGACTGAGACTGATATGTTGGAGGCTGGCGCTAAACTGATTCAGGTTTTACAAGAAACAGCGCGAGCTTGTGACTTGCCACAGTCTATTATGCAACACTTCAATAGCTTAGAATGCTCAAAGCCAATCAAGATGCCAGATGGAAGCACACTTATGTATGTGTACTTCGAGGATAACCTTCGCAGAGAATCGCTTGATGATGGCATAAATGGATATACAGGTGAGGGTATCGACAATATCGTAGCCTTATTCAATAACGGATATCATGCAAGTGACTATGTGTATGGTTGGTGGGATGGACATCAAGCAACGGCCAGCACACTTTTTAGGAGTGGTTCTGATATAAAGGCCAACTACGCATGGGTTCGCAGTCAGAAAGACCGAGAGGGGCTGCACTTCATCCAGCAGGCGGTAGACGACTTTAACGGCAACTATGGCGCTGAATACCATGTGACCGCAACCGCAGGGGATGTTTATCAATAATAACTGATTAAGGCTTGGCTTCGTGCCAAGCCTTTTCTTCGTAAAGGACGGTGAGAAAACGATGGCGAACGCAGATATCTCCTTGCTGTTTGGCGTACTCGGCGAGGGTTCATTGGGCGGTGAAAGCGGCAGTCTGATTCAGTCGCAACTGACCCAAATCATGACGGCCTTGAATAAGAATCCGTTGAAGGTCAAGGTCGCTTTGGATACAGATGCTGGTGGTCAAAAGTCTTGGAGTAGCCAGCTACAGTCGAAGCTGAATACTGTTAGCTCAAGCGGAAAGTTTTCGGTGCAGGTTTCCAAGCTCACGCTTGGCTCGGGCGCCATCACTGATTTTAGAAACCAGTTGAATGCCGTCGTCAATACGCTTCATCTGGATAAGGGTACAACTATCACGCTAACTGCTGAGGGTATTGGTGAAATAAAATCCAAGATGAAGCAGGCTGGTGATGCCGCTGCTGATGCCGCAAAGAAGACTGCCGAGTTTAAGGTTCAGATGGAGGCGCTTAACAGACAAAAGGTTTCTGTTCAGCGTGCGCTTACCACACTGAGCAATAGTGCAACAACTGAGGAAGAGAAGGCACAGGTGGCTGCTCTCATTGCAAACTATGAGCAATGGGCCGTTAAAATCGAACAGATTCGTGCCACCAAAACCGCTGCATCAAGTGGCTATCGTGCTGAAATTGAAGCAGAGGGTGCGGCAATCGCTAACAATATAGAGATGCTTCGACAAGAACAGGCTGCTGCATCTGCTGCCGCTGCGGCTGGTGTTAGTGCGGCAACCGAACAGGCTGCGGCGGAACAGGCTGCTGCCAGTGCGTCCGAAAGTGGTGCAAAGGCAAACAAGGATGCCGCTGCGGAACAGAAGGACTTGAATGCAGCCCGTAAGCAAGGTTTGTCTCTGTTGACCCAGATGCAAAAGGCTGAACGGGACTGGACTGCCGCAAAGACAGGGAAGACGAGTTCAGAGTACAACGACATTCAGGCGTCTATTCGTTCTTTGCAAGTCTATCTTGAGCAACTCAGAAGCGGTGAGATTGATGTTACCACGTTTAAGCAGCATCTTGCGGAGCTTGGCGGAACGTTTGCATCTTCTTCTAACGCTATCAAGCTGGCTGGCGAGAATACAAGAACATTTGGCGAGCGTATGGGTGGTCTTGCTAAAAAGTTTGGCGCATGGCTCAGCGTTACCAGGGTCATTATGACTGTCATTCAGACTATACGCAAGATGGTTGCAAACACCAGGGATATTGATACCTCGCTTACACAGCTTAGAATCGTAACTGGTGCCACCGATGCAGAAATGGAAACGTTTCTGGTCAAGTCTACGCAGTTGGCGAAAGAACTTGGACAAAGTATTACCAATGTTCTTGGCTCTATTGAGACGTTCAGCCGACTGGGGTACAACCTGGGTGATGCCTCTCAGCTTGCTGAGTTCGCAAATGTGCTGGCAAATGTGGCCGCTGTAGGTACAGATGAGGCTACCACGGGTCTCACCTCAATCATCAAGGGCTTTAATATGGATGTTTCCGAGGCGGAACACGTTGCGGATGTACTGGTTGAAGTAGGTCAGAAGTACGCTGTTTCCGCAGGCGAAATGATTGAGGCTTATGAGAAGTCTGGCGCCGCTCTTAATGCTGCAAACACCAGCTTTGAAAAGTCAGCCGGTCTTATCGCTGCCGCTAATGCCTCTGTGCAGAACGCATCCACAGTGGGCACGGCGCTGAAAACAATTTCCGCTCGTATTCGTGGCGCTACGGCAGACCTTGAAGCGCTCGGTGAGGATACAAGCGACCTTGCGCAAGGTTTCTCAAAGTATGCTGAGGAAATCAAAGCGCTGACTGGCTTTGATATTATGGTGGATGGGTCAACAGACACATATAAGGACATCTATGATATCTTTGAGGGTATTTCAAAGGTGTGGGATGACCTGTCTGATACACAGCAGGCCCGTATTTCTGAAATCCTTGGTGGCACACGGCAGCTCCAGGTCATTTCCTCTATTCTTGGCAACTGGGGCGATGCTACTGGAGCATATGCGGACGCCATGGCATCTGCTGGCACGGCCACTGAGGCGAACACCATCTATATGGATTCCATCAATGGTAGGATTGGAGTGTTAAACGCAACCTTCCAGGAGTTCAGCAATAACCTGCTCAACTCTGGGCTGATTAAGTTCTTTGTTGATTTGGGTACGAATATCATTAGCGCACTCAATGCGCTTGAAAAGCTGCATCTCTTGCTCCCAATGGTTGCATCTGTTGTTGTGACCATCAAGGCGCTCAGGGCTGGTATGACCGCTATGCACGGTGCGGTTGCTTCGGCTGAGACGGCCTCTGCAATCAACACGATTGTTGCAAGGTTGGTTGCTGAGAAAGGTGCGACTGATGCGCTCGCTGTATCGGTAGCTAACCTTACGATTGCGGAAAAGGCTGAGTTGGCAACTAAGATTCAAGCCGCCGTTGCAAGCGGTTCCTTGACAGCGGCAGAGAGCGAGCAGATTCTGGCAACTCTCGGGCTTGTTACCGCAGAAGGAACCCTGACAGTTGCGAACCATACACTTGGTGCAAGTTTTAAGGCACTGATGGCTTCTATCCCTGTGTGGGGGTGGATTGCTCTTGGCGTTTCTGCACTAATTACAGCGGTCACCGCTTTGTCTGGTGCCTTCAAGAGTAATGAAGAAAAGCTGGCAGAACTGAATGAGGAGTATGACGAGCTCTATTCCACCATCAGAAATGTCAGCAGTGAGTTCAAGTCACTGAAAACATCAGCGGATGAAGTTATTCCTCGTTTTGCCGAGCTCGCAAAAGGTGTCAACAAGTTTGGCGACAATGTGAGCCTGACGGACGAGGAGTATGCAGAGTTCCTCGAATTGAATAACCGTGTTGCCGAAATGTTCCCAGAGCTGAACCTTGGCATGGACGAGAATGGCAACTATATGCTTGCGTTGTCTTATGGTGCAGATACACTTACAGACTCCCTGTATGGGCTTCTGGAGGCACAAAGACTTTTGGCTGCGCAGGAGCTTGCCGATACCCTTCCTGACCTTGTTGATAATGTCAAAGAACAGGAAAAGGTATACAACAAGGAGAAGAAAGCACTCCAAAATAGGCTTGATTATTATCAACAAGCCTATGACGCATACTCCGAGATGTTCTCCGATGAAGTAATCGGAAACTACAAAGATGCCTATGGCGAGGAGTGGGAGACCTACTTTAATTCTGCCCTGGACTCTATGAGCGTATCCTATGTCTCCTATATGCAGGAGGCATTTGATGCTTTCAACAACACGGATTCTTGGCAGAGGATGCTCGACAAATTCACCAACGCAGATACGGGCCTCATCGACTGGTGGGCCGTCCTAAATAGTGATGAGTTCGAGAACGTTCTGGCTGGTATTGAGCGAGAACTGGATAATGTTGGAGATAAGGTTCAGGCAAAGTGGAATACCATCAATCCTGCGGTCAACGCATGGTTGCAGACTGACTTTATCTATAACGACATGAACGAGCAAATGCAGACCATTGCAAGAACGATGGTTAGCGGTCTCGATTTTTCAGAACTTGGTCTTACGACAGCCGAGAGTATTGAGAACTACATTACGGACTACATCATCAATCCACTCTACAATTCCGGCGCAGATGTGAGAGAGGCATTTGCTAATATCACAAATTGGCAGGATGAGCTCAGAAATGGGGAAATCACGTTTGATGAGTTCTCAGAACGTGTGGAGAGTGCGTTCGATGACCTGCTTAGTTCCATGTCTGATGAAGATGCCGCGACCTTCGCAGACAATTTTGTTGCTGGGTTTAATGCTATGGGCATTGCTGGTAATGATTTTGATGACGTTGTTGATAATATCATCGACAACTGGGGGGCTGTTACTGGAGCTGTATCTGGAACTGAAGCGGCTACCGCTGTTGGTGACCTCGCAGAAGAGGTCACCGAGCTAAAGAAAGCATATGACCTGCTCAAGACGGCCCAAGAGGAGGTTGCCAGTGGCGAGGGGCTTTCACCTGATACCATTGCCGAACTTGCGGCAGCGGAAGAGAACTATCTTGACTACCTCTATGAGGAAAATGGCATTATCAAGCTGAATACTGAAGCGTGGAAAGAAAATGCCAATGCCAAGATGAAGGACGACATAGCAAGTATTCAGAGCGAGATTGCTGCTCTGGAAGAGAAAAATGCGGTTCTCCGTGAACAAATCAGCACTATCGAGAATCAAGAAACCGTTACAAGGGATAATGCTGCTTGGTGGGAGAAAGCAAGAGATGCGGTCGGTGGGTTCCTTGAAGATACCTGGATTGAAATGGCGACGAGTGAGCTCGAAGAGAACACAAGGGCCATTGAGGAGAACCAGGCTAAGCTGGCTCTGTATAGCAGCCTGTACGGGAGCATCACTGGTGACCTGGACTCATACAGCGCCGCCCTTGCAAATTTCTCTAATATCTCCACTACTGTAGATGGCATATCTAATTCGTTCCAGACGCTGGCAGACCTACAAGCACAAGTAGCAAATGGGTTCACCATGTCTCTTGATAAGGCACTGGAGTTCGCCGCCGTCTACCCGGAGATTCTCAATAATGCTCAGGTATCTGCAAACGGCCAAATCGTGTTGAATGAGGGCGTTGTCAATACCTTCCTGCAAGGCAAGAAGGCTGAATTGGATGCCCAAATCGATTCTGAGATAGCGAAGCTGGAAGCTGACAAGGCTGTTTTGCAAGCGAAAATGGAGACTGCCCAGGCGCAGCTCGACCTTGCTAAGAATGTCGGCGAAGGTGAAGGGCAGGTTTCTAAGGAAGTCGCTGAGTATCGTATCAGGGCGTCAAACGAGATGGTCAAGGCGCTCATTGACAACGGTATTGATGAAGCAGAAGCCTTCAAGCTGGCAGCGGCTGCAATGTCTCTTAATGCAGAAGAGTTTGACCGTGTTGCAAAAGAAGTTTGTGTTGATGTTAATGGTAACTTCAATAATGCCGCCTACAATGCCGCAATGGGCATTTATGAAAATATGGAGCGTGCAAAGACAGATATAAACTCTGTTACAAAGCAAGCACATGAAGCGGCAAAGGCCATCAAGGGAATCGGCACTGGTGCAATTCTTGGCGCAGACACAAAGATGAAGGGCTCTGGTGGCGGTAGAAACCGCAAAGGAATCGACACCAATGTCACCAGTGGTGAGTTCAACGGGTTCGACTTTGATTTTAGCTTCAAGGGCGCATCTCTTGATGATTTTATTTCACAAGTTGAGCTGGATATTTCATCTTACAAAGATGCGATTGCCCAAATCGACGGTCAGATTGCAGTTTTGCAGGCACTCAAAAATACTCCTCTTAAAAAGTTCAGAAGTAATACTGGCAGTGGTTCCAGTAAGGATGCCACGAAAGAGGTTGAGGAGTACATCGCCGCTATTGACGATTACCGTGAGGCAATCGAGCGGCTGAACCGGATTCGGATTAAGAAGGCCGAGCTCGAACTTGATTTGTCAAATACTGACGACCTGCGAGAGCAAATTCGGCTGCAAGAGTCGCTGGTGAATATTTACCGCGATGAGCAGGATGCGATGCACAACCTGAATGACCTCCGAGACAAGACCATCTCTGACGGGGCAGAAACACTTCGCCAGCTTGGCTTCAATGTTGAGTACAACCCTGACTCAAACAAGTTCTTTATCCAGAACCTGGAGCACCTGAATGAGCTTGTTGCAGACAGCAAGGGTGAGTATGACAGCTTGCAGGAGGCCACCAATGCGCTCCGTGAAGATACGGAGGAGTTCATTAAGACACTGGAATCGCTGAATGAGGAGAACCAAGAGAACTCCGAGACATGGTGGGAGTTGAGAAACTCTATTCGTGAAGCGAAAATCGCCATCATCGATGCCCTGAAACAGATTGTTTCGGATGCTTCTGATGCCGTTGACGAAATCCAGAATGTCTACGACACACTAAAAGATGCCGCCGATGAGTATGCAGAAAATGGTGGTTTTATCTCTGTTGACGCTTTCCAAAAGATTATTGAGCTCGGCCCGCAGTATATGCAGTACCTTCGGGACGAGAACGGTCTGCTGGTTATCAACGAGGAAAACATCAATAAGGTCATTGCCGCACGGACACGGCAGCTTGCTGCTGAACAGGCTGTGACCTATGTGGAGCGTCTGCGTCTTGCGCTGCAAGAGGACTCCATTGAAAATCTGAATACTCTGCTGTACGCCACAACAGAGGCAACCGATGCAACGTTTGGGCTTGCATACGCCGAGCTTGCCCTGATGCACTCGCTCGGTGACCTGGATGACGAGCAGTATGCGGCGGCGCTCCATAATATTCAGTCAATCGAGGACTTGGCAAACACGGCTATTGCCGGTATCGGCAAAGTGGCCGGTTCTTCCAAGGAAGAACTTGAGAAGATGAAGTCAGGTGTTGACGATATCCTCAAGTATGTCATGGATATGCTGAAACATCGTATTCAGCAGCAAATTGACGCACTCGAAGAACTGAAAGATGCCTACGGCGACATCATCGACCTTCGCAAAGAGGCACTTGAGGCCGCAAAGGAGGAGGCTGAGTACGAGGACAAGGTCGCCGAGAAGGTGAAGCAAATCGCAAAGCTCCAGGAGCGTATCAATGCGCTTTCCCTGGATGACAGTCGTGATGCGCAGGCACAGAAAATCAAGCTGGAGGAAGAGATGGCCGAGCTCCAGAAGGAGCTGGCCGATGACCAGTCTGATTACGCAGTTGATGCGCAGAAGGACGCCCTTGATGAGATGAAGGATGCTTACGAGGAGGAGAAGGACGCTGAGATTGCCGCCCTTGAGGAGACTATCAGCAGCTACCAGAAGCTGTATGATATGGCAATCGCCTATATTCAGAGCCATTGGGACACGCTCTACAGCGAACTGATTGCGTGGAACACTGAATATGGCAGTGTGCTGAACTCTGAAATCACAGAGGCGTGGAATAACTGTTTGGCCGCTGCACAGCGATACGGCAGTTATGTTGCCGCTCTAAACAGTATCGATAATGATATTGCGGCGAGCACAAACGGTACATCCAACAACACCATTGTTGGCAATACCGGTGACCGCACGCAGAGTTCAAAAGAGGAAAGCATCCACTCTATTATCAAGGAGATGTATCGCAACAGCCAAGAGTGGCATACGGCAAACGAAGGCCGTCGAAAAGACCTGGACAAACGCAATTTGCAGCTTGGCTCAATGCTGGCACAGTACGGTGTCAACGCCCACCGTGAGGGTGATGGCGCATGGTACATGAATGGCTCAAAGCAACTTCTGTTTGACAAGTATAAGCAGTACATCTATCACAAGGGCGGTATTGCCGGAGATAACCCAACACTCAAGCAGAATGAGGTTATGGCAATCCTTGAAAAAGGTGAAGCTGTGCTTGACAAGAGGCGTGAGCAGGGGCTGTACCGTCTGGTCGAGTTTGCGACCACAATGGCGGATAAGTTTAGCAACATGATGAAGTCTTCTGACCTATCTCACATCTTTGCTGGCGCTGGCAACGGCTTGTCTGATGCAAAAGCAGATATTCCGTCCAACGTTCTAAACAGCAATGCACTGAAAATTGAGATTGGCCCGACCTACATTTATGGTGCGAACGATGAAACAGTTGCAAAGCATCAGGCGGTCACTCGCCAGCAGGCAAATGAACTGTTTGCAAAACTCAACATCAAGCGATAGGCGTATGGAGGGAGATTGTGATGGTCTCCCTCCTTCGCCATATAAAGACGAAAGGAAGTGAGGAAGCTGTTCAATAGTTACGAGTTCTCTTTTGCCGGAGAATCTTCTTTGATGTACGGTGTTATGCTGTACGACTTTGGTGGTAATGGGCAGAACAATGTTGCATTTGGTAACAAGGCGTCTATTGTTGAAACACGGACTAACAACCGTATTCGCCCTATTCACTTTGGGGTCAACTATCACAGCTCCCCGCTGCAATTTAAGCTGGTGTTCGGGTCAATGGAACCACTGGACAGATATGAGATGGAGAACATCGCTTTCTGGTTGACCGGGCATCAGGATTATCAGTGGCTTTCTATCGACCAGCCTGATTTGGAGCGGGTGCAGTTCAGGTGCTTGGTTACACAGTTGACTCCGCTAACCGATGGGTGGTTACCTTATGCTTTTGAGGCAAACGTTGTGTGTGATTGCCCGTATGCTTACGGATTCCCGTTTGAGTATCAATACAATATCAACGGAGCAACGGACATTCTGTTTAGAAATGACAGTTCTGTCCATGAGTACATCAAACCAACGCTTATCTATGTGCCCGATTCTGGCGGCACACTAAGCATTGTGAATCATGACGACGATGACCGTGAGTTCAAGTTGACTGGAATCCCATCGTCCACCACAGTTACCATTGACAACGATAACTGTATTATTCAAGAGGCCGTAGATAACACAAATCTGTATGACGGTTTCAATCTCAACTTCTTCCGGTTTGTTCACGGCGATAACAACCTGACCATTACCGGGAATGGCAAACTGACTATCACCGGTCGGTTGCTTTACAACGTCGCAGGATAAGGGGGTGCAAAATGTATCTTGATTACTCCAAGCTGGAGTTCGACAGGAATGGACTACCAGAAACACCACAGCTTGTTCTGAAAACGCTTGGAGATAAGATGGTTGGCATCATCCCCGGCGTTTACAACCTCAAGCTCAACATTAAGTTCTCAGAGCCAAGTGAAATTTCATTTGATATCCCATCTGTGATTGATGGTGAACCCAATCCGCTCTACGATGATGTAACTGGGTTTAAGCAAATCTTCACTAAGTGTTATGGCATCTATGAGACGATGAATCCATCAACTGAGGCCGATGGCATTATGGAGGTTAAGCACGTCCAAGGCTACTCCTATGAGAAGACGCTTGAAACAAAAAAGTTTTTCATTGAGGAAGGGACGTTCAACTTCTGGAACCCGGCATCTCCGACAGATACTGTTCTTGGCAGAGTTCTTGAGGTAGCCATTGGTTGGAGCGTGGGCTACGTTTCTCCAACTTTGATTGGCAGATATCGCACATTTGACCAATACGACGACTATCTGTTGTCTTTCATGTATAGTCACGCCCCGGAGAAGTATCGATGCGTGTTTGTGTTCGATACATACAAAAAGACAATCAACGTGTACGATGCAGACGAGGAACGGCCAACGTTGCCCATCTATCTGGACTTCGACAATTTGATTGAATCCCTTGGTGTTGAGGAAAAGAGTGACGAGCTGGTTACTGCAATCCGCCCGTATGGTGCGGATGAGCTTGGGATTCGAGATGTAAACCCCATTGGCACCAACTGGATTTATGACCTGTCGTATTTTATCGCAAACGGTGACATTAGAGAACCTCTCGCATCAAAGTGGGTGTCGTGGCAGACGAGTATTCTTAACAGGCAGCAATACTACCGTGGCCTTACGGCTATGCGAGCGTCCGCCACAGCTCGTCTTACGGCAGCACAGGCCGCCCTCACCGACTTGAAGGGTGAACTGGATACGCTTACCGCTCAGCAAAGTGTCACTATCCAGGCGTCCGCTATGGAAATCACAAATGAGGGCAAGGCTTATCAGCAATCCCTCCTTGATGATATCAATCGGAAGATAGCCGCAAAGAAAGCTGAGATTGCAGCACAAGAAAGTGCGGTTGCAACCATCAACAGTGAACTTGACCCTGATAATCCGTCTTCTTATGCGGCACAAATTCAAGCTATCGTAAAGGAGTTATCTATTTCAAACTACTTTACGGAGGATGAATACCGTGAGCTGTCCAACTTCTTCATCGAACAGGATATTACTGAGGATACTTTTGTTGCAACAGATGTTGATACAACTGTGTCTGGTAATTCATACTCTCTGTCTGGCGAACAGTTGTATATCTCAGGTTCTGCAATTTCCGGGATTGACCTGACATCCAAGTTCAACAAACGGATGTTTACCATATCAGGCGGCGCATTTTCACTGTCTGGCAACCGTAACATTTCTGGCGACATTATTCGAGGCACTCTTGATGTGGCCTCAAACAACAGTTATGTCCTGAGCCTCTATGCGGGCACGCTTAAAGTTGGAGATAAGACCGCATCCAGCGGTATGGTCACCATGTCCGGCACTATGTCAGGCTTCTCAAATAATGTGCGGCCAACGACAACCAGGTATCCAACCGACCTTGGCGAGGATATCTACATTACCACTGATGAAGGTACTGAGCTCAACTTCAATGCGTCCGGTTCTATGTATCTAACAGCAAGTGTCAGCGAGTATCAGCGATATTCTGTGGAGATGGAATTGTATGAGTATGCCGTCGGCGTACTTGATGATGTGGCGACCCCAACCTATGAATTTTCTGTGGACTCCGCAAACTTCCTGTTCGCACAGGAGTTCGCCCCATTCCGCAATCAACTGGAATTGGGTAAGGGTGTATATCTGAACGTAGGCGGAAGACGCCCCATCACTCCATATATCATTGAGTTTGAGTTGGACTTTGAGGATAGAGACAAGTTCTCCATCGTGTTCTCCAACAGGTTCAAGCGTCACGACAACGTGAACACCCTGAAGGACATGATTGAGACAAGCTATTCTACCAGCCGGAGTTTCGATGCAAGCAAGTATATCTACAATCAAACTGTTGGTCAGGCGTCCATGGTATCTGAGTTTATGAACAACTCACTGGACGCCGCTAAAAACGCAATCTTGGCCGCATCGAACCAAAGCGTTGTTATCAATGGTGCTGGCATCCATGTGGGCGGCGACTCCAAGTATCAAATCCGAATCGTGGATAGCATGATTGCTATGTCGGATGACAACTGGGCAAGCAGCAAGTTGGCAATCGGACACTTCGCTTCACCAGAGGTCGGAGAATACTTTGGTGTCAATGCTGAAGTCATCGGCGGCAAACTGATTGTCGGCAACAATCTCATCATTGAGAACACCAACGACAAAGGAGTTATGCAGTTCAAGGTAGACGCAACTGGCGCTTGGCTATACAACGCTACCTTTATTCTGCAAAGTGCAGACGCATCTGTATTCTCTACCCGTGCGGCTACGCCCGGCGGCAAAATTATTCTCGACCCTGATTACGGCATTGTTGCAGGCAACGGCAATCTGTTCACAACGAATGGTACAACCGTCACTCCGTCCTTTATCGACAGCAGTGGAGGCATAACGCTCGATTCTGATGGTATGCCGACAAATGCAAACTTCTATCTGGACATCCGTGATGGCAGCGCATACTTCCGTGGGAATGTCAAGGCCACCTCCGGCAAGATTGGCGGATTCACGATTGCGGATGACTACCTCTATGCAGGGAGTGGGAGCAACTATGTCGCTATGAACGGTTCCGGCACGAATGCCAACTCGTTGTATGCGTTTTGGGCCGGGGCACAGAACCCAGGCAGCGCCCCGTTCTGGGTGAAGAAAAACGGTGATATGTTTGCGAGGAACGGTACGTTCAAGGGCGCTGTGTCTGGAGCATCCTTCCTGGATAGGTATGGTAACTCCATGATGAATGGTAACTACGAGTTTACCGCTGACTACCTTAACCTTAACGGATTGAATGTTGGCAACGGAAATTTTGTTGTGGACAGAAATGGAAATGTGTCTGTTAAGGGAAGTATCACTATGGCCTGGGGTTCTTCCATCAACTGGGCGAATGTGTCCGAAAGCAACGTTGGCAGCAATCAGGCGTATCAGCAGGCAAATAGTGCGTGGAGTTATGCGAATAGTGCCTATAACCATGCTGACGATGCCTATGACCTTGCATGGGATGCGTGGCAGGAGGCGCTTAACACGTCCGTTAGCGATAGGGATATCTTCAATATTCTGACAAACAACGGCACGCTGTTTGGAATTTTCAGCGACTCAACGTACAACCGGCTCTATATCAATGCGAACTACATCAAAACAGGAACCATCGATGCGGATTTCGTTACGCTTGGATGCTATTATGGTGGGTTTTGTAAGGGGTACGGTTCTACTGGTACTCGCCTGACATACGGCGCTATGATGTACGGAAGTGCTGGCGCTGGTAACGAACCATATTTCATCGTAACCAACTATGGCTGTCGAATGTCTTCCACATCTGCTGACCTCTATGTGTCTGGCGGCGCAATCGTGGCAAGCACAGAAATCTCTACTGGTTCTGACAGACGAATCAAAAATTCGATTGAGTATGATATGGGTAAGTATGAAAACTTTTTCATGTCGCTCAAGCCCACTCAGTACAAGATGAATAGCGGTACATCCGGCAGATACCATACTGGATTCATCGCACAGGATGTGGAACGGGCCCTGTTGGATACTGGATTGACCACGCAAGACTTTGCGGGGCTCACGATTGAGGAGTTGGCAGATGACTTCGTTAAAGACGGAGTGACAGAGCGTTTCTACGAACTTCGGTACGGCGAGTTTGTCTCGCTCAATACCTACATGATTCAAAAGCTCTATCGCAGGATAGAGGAACTTGAATCAAAGATAAATTCTATGAGTTAAAGGAGATACCACAATGAAGAATGAAATCATGCAGCGGCTTGCGCTTGTCCTGGGTGCATTGAACAGCATCTCTGTGAACGGAAAGCAGAACCTTGGCAATCTGGGCGGCAGCATTGCCGCCATCGAGGAGATTGCCGGTATGCTGGAGGGCGCCGATATTGTCGTCACCGCAGAGGCGCCGAAGGATAAGTAAACCGAGAAAGGCGGGTGATGTATATGCAATGCTCACTTAGTCCATATACATTGCCTACCATCGACTTTGTCGGCGGTGAGACACAGGACTTTATGTTCAACACCTTCTTCTATAAGAATAGGCGCCCATTCAGTTTGACGGGCTGTACTGCGAACTTCGCAATCGTCAGCTTTACAAATAAGATGGGCAAGCCTATTTTGACAAAACCGATGGAGGCTATTTTCAACGATGATGGTACTATCAATAATGTGTTGATTGTCACGTTGGAACCAAAGGAGACCGTTGAGCTGTGTGGGAAATACATCTACCAAATTCAGATTCAAGACATTGATGGAGATGTTGAGATTCCTAAACAGGGGCTCCTGTATATCACAAACAACATCAATAGGGGCTTTATCCAATGACCAGTTGCACCGCAACTGGCTTTTATTTTGCCCATTTTCGATTAAGGAGGAAGCAACAGTATGAATACGACCTATTTCCTGAACTGTGTGGCGGGTAACCTGTTCCATACCAAGGAGAATCCCGCAATTCCTGCCCAGTATTACATTGGACTGAGCTCTACTACTCCAGCCGTTGACGGTTCTGGCGTAAAGGAGCCTTCTTCTGACGCTGGTTATAACCGGCTGCTCCTGTCCAGTCTGGGTGAGCCTACCGATGGTCTGATTACAAACGAACAGGATATCAACTTTGACGAGTCAACCGCCAACTGGGGCACCATCACACACTATGTGATTTATGACTCCCCCACCACGGATGACGGCAATCTGCTGATGTTCGGTGAACTGTCTACGCCAAGAAGCGTTGAGACGGCAACCATTATGACCATTAAGGCAGGGTATCTGAAACTGTTGGCGCAGAACCCGGCGTAACGTAGAGAGCGAGGTCGCATATGGCAAAAGAGTTTGACATTTACCTAAACGAACGTCTTCACCAATGCGACATCATCGTCTATTCCATTCCGTACCGTGACGGCATGACCGTTATGAACCGCCTGATTCTGGAGACCTGCCTTGAGAGCTATCTCTTGCAAAAGTTCATCGCTGTTCAGTCCGGCTCCGTGCTTGTATCTCACATCGACAAGATGATTAAGACTTGCAGGGAGCGGCTGAACAATGGTGTTGTTCTCGGTTCAAGTGCAGAGTTCCAGGTACACTATTCATCCTACCCAGAGGTCAATGCGATTGAGCTGTCGGCGGAGCGTCTGAAAACGATGGCTAATGTCTACGCATCGGCGAAGAGCGCATTACAACTTGCATCTTCGCCAGTCAGTGCATATGTCAAAAAGCCGTTTGGCCGTGGGCAGTCCGGGATGGAAATCGTGTCCAACGTTGAGGCGACATTCAAGCGGAGTTTTGAGAAAGTATCATCACAGCTTGTGGTAGAGGCCAGCGAGCTCAAAACGAAAAAGAAGGCATCCGAAAAGGTGGGTTCATCAATCGTTATGAACTCTGAGTTGGTTGACCTTCTGTATCGGCTGTGCGATACGACAACAATGGCAATCCAAATCGCAGCGCAAGCCGTTGAGACAGAGATACACTTCTCGCTTGGCCGGTGCCAATTCCCGATTGTGCTGGACAGCCAAGTGCTTGGTGAGCAGATGAGAAAGTATGCAGCAATGGAGAGCGTTGTTGAAATACTGTCGTCTGTTACAGAGTCCTTAACTCAATTTATGAACCCGGAGGTCAACGCTCTGGAGATTGCGTCTGAGGTCGATGCCATCATCAAGCGTCACAGGCTCCTGTATGAAATGGATTCCGACACGCTTTCCACCTATGACGATATGTCGTTCAAAGACGTTGACTACGTCATTTTATAAGAAACGGAGGTGAAACAGGTGATTTACATCAAACTTGATGAGGACATGAACCTTGTCATCACAAAGAATGAACCAATCTATCGGGGTGACCATCTGAACCAGAAAATCACCTACCTCATTCCGCTCATGGTAGGCGACATCGATATGTTGCGAGCTACCGTGTATTTGAGCTATATCCGTGCGGACGGCACAGCAGATATTGCCTTACTGGTTCGTGAGGAAGAGAAGTACAACGAACGGTACTACCAGTACCACCTTCCTATCACCAGTGATATGTCTCGTTACGCTGGTGAAATCTGCACCTTCATGCAAATCTTCTCTGGCCCGCCCAGACATCCCATTATCGCCAAGAGTAGCGAGTGTATGCTCCAGGTCATTGACTCCAAGAACATGGATGAGTACATCTCTGACCGCAATCTGCGCCTGATTTATGAGATGCAGCGGTACATGGAGGATAAGGTTGAGAAAGCGGAGCAGACGTTGACCGAACGTATTGACAAGACCGATGAGGCCGTTGCGGCCAAGGCTGACAACATCGTGTTCAACGAGGAGAACAGCACTATCCAGTTGGTGTCTACTATCATCCTCAGAGATGAGGAGGGTAACGAAACTGGAACTGAGCAAATTCCTCTTGGCGACCCGATTTTCGTTCGTGCCGATACAGCCCGTGGCATCATCAATATGGAAATCAACGGGTTGGGTGAGCTCATTGTTACATTCGACGATGAGACCACACAGAACCTTGGCACAGTTGTTGGCCGTGATGGTTCTGTCTATGTGCCACACGTTGATGAGCATAAGGTTCTTACCTTCACTATTGAGAGTGAACCGGCAGAAGTCCCCGACCCTGTTGACCTGAACCCCAATGATGAATGGAGTGATATTGGCGGGTCTGGTATGGATGAGCCCGGCGGTGAAACCTCATATGTGTGGGAGGATATGTGACCATGGTATAGACGCTTAGAGAGCGTTTCTATATAGCTATCAAAAAATGAGGAGGTTATTGTTATGGCAAATGTGATTTTTAAGCAGGGTACTCGCGCCCAGTATGACGCTATTGCCACCAAGGACAGCAATACTCTGTACTGGCTGAGTGACACTCAGGAACTGTTCAAGGGCGACGTGCTTTACGGCAAGGGTGCCGAAGCCACTGCTCTGGCATCTGGCCTGATGTCTGCCGCTGACAAGGCAAAGCTGGATGCTTTGACTTCTGGCGGTGCCATTGGTCTGACTGCGGTTGATGCCAGTGTGATTCTTGGCGCTGGCGAGGATGGCAACACGACCATTGGCGTGCAGGTCTCTAAGGAGAATGGTAACGCCCTGGAGCTCAAGGAGGACGGCCTGTTTGTCTCCCCTGCCGCTGTGTCTGGCGCTGTCGAGTTCGCCATCGAGAAGCAGGAGACTGCTGAGGATGGTTTCGCCGAGACCTATAAGCTGAAGCGTACCGAAGGCGAAAATGTCACCTATGTGGGCGATGCCATCAACATTCCCAAGGATGCCGTTCTGAGCGGCGGCACCTATGAGATTGTTGAGACCGCTGACACCCCCTATGCCGGTGCCGAGGTCGGCGACCCCTACGTTGACCTTGTTGTAGCGAACGCCGAGGAGAGCCACATCTACATTCCGCTGAAGGGTCTGGTGGACACCGTTAAGGCCGGTAACGGTATTAAGGTGGAGAATAACACCGTCTCTGTCAAGCTGGACGAGACTAATGCCAACGGTCTGACTGTTGGTGAGGATGGCCTGGCTCTGGGTCTGGCCACTGCCGAGGCCGCCGGTGCTATGAGCGCCGAGGACAAGGCTGCGCTCGACACTGTGATGGCGAGCATCGTCTGGGGCAACCTGGGTGATGAGGCCACTGCCTGATTTCAGGTAAAACAAAAAAAGCCCGTAGCGGATACTCCCGCTACGGGCACAAATAATTAAGGAGGAAAACAGTATGGCACAAGTTATTTTCAAGCGGGGCTTGCTGGCAAACCTGCCTGCCGCTATTGCCGATGGCACTCTGTATGTGACCACTGACGAGCGGGCCATGTACCTGGACATTGACGGTGCCCGTGTGCGCCTGGGTGATTTCCAGGAGTTTGCCACGTTGACCGAACTTCAGGCCAACACTAACCCCAGCACTACTGCTCTGTACTATGTGGCAGATGTGAACTGCCTTGCAAAGTATGATGCCGCAAAGAAAGCCTACATCCAAATCAATCTGGACACCGGTGCTACCAGTGTTGAGGTTGTGGGTGATGGCAACGCTGTCACCGCAGCCAACTATGACCCTGCTACCCGCAAGCTGACCCTGACGATGGGTAAGACTTTCGCCGAGGCAGATAGTATTGGCGCTCTGGGTGGCAAGGATAAGGTTACCGAGACTGACCTGGACGATGCACTGAAGACCAAGGTGAATGCTGCTGCCGAGGGTAACCATTCCCACGACAACAAGGATGTCCTGGACGGCATCACCGCAGAGAAGGTCGCTGCATGGGACACTGTTGGCGACAAGGCCGAACAGGCTGACCTGGATACTGTTGATGGTAAGGTAACCACTCTGGTTGGTGATGACACTGGCAAGTCTGTCCGTGCTATTGCTACCGATGAAGCTGCTAAAGCTGTCAACGATTTTGCCACAAAGGTGAGTGATGACGATACCGTCAACAGTTTCAAGGAGCTGGTGGATTGGGTCGCAACTCACGGTTCTGAGGCCGGTGAGATGGCGGCTGCTATCCAGGCTATCGAGGCAATCCTGGCTGGTATCGGCGGCGAAGGCGAGCAGCCCACCGTGGTCGCTTATGTGACCGATGCCATTGCCGCTCTGAAAATCGGTGATTATGCCAAGGCCGCAGACCTGACCGCTCTGGCCGCTCGTGTGACCGCTGCCGAGGGTAAGCTGGATACTTTGACCGGTGATGCTGAGACAGAGGGTTCTGTCGCCAAGGCCCTGGCTGATGCCAAGGCTTACACCGATGAGAAGGATACCGCCATGGACACCCGCATGGGCGACGTGGAGGCCAAGGCTCACGAACACGCCAACAAGGATGAGCTGGACAAGATTGCGGCTGGCGACAAGGCGAAGTGGGATGCCGCCGAGAAGAACGCTAAGGACTACACCGACACCGCTCTGACTTGGGGCACTTTCTAAGTCAGATACAACCAAACAACGAATAGAGCGGGTGGGCATTTAGCTCACCCCTCTTTTTGTACTCGGACTCAAGATGAGGAGGGTTACAACCAATGCTATTCAAAATGTTGAAAGGCGATAGCTCCCGCATCTCTCTGGACATCACACCGTTCCATGACGGTTGGTGCTACTACACCACCGATGATGGAAAGCTGTATATCGATTCGGAGGATGGTGGGAAGCAAAAGCGCACCTGTATCAATCCTACCAGCGGCGGAGCGAGCAGAGCCGTCACTGGCACGCTGACAAAGAATGGCTGGGTCAGCGGGCGGCAGACCCTGCCTGTGGCTGGCCTGCAAGAGAATCAGAACGGTGTTATCGGCATCGCTCAAGAAGTCACCGACTCCCAGATGGAGGCGGCAAAAGGGGCGGAGCTGTACGTTTGCAATCAGGTGGACGGTGCGTTGACCGTAGCCTGCTTTGGCGATGTTCCACAATTCGATATCCCCGTTGTCACTATTCTGCTGGCTTAACCGGGGGTGAATGAAATGAGTGAAACGACGAACTACAAGCTCCATCTGACAGATGACAGCAGCGAACGGTTTCAAGATTGGCGCAATGCCATGAATGGGCCGGACGATTCCAATATGGTCAAGATTGATACTGCGCTTGGCGAGAAGGCCAACAGCAGCGTCTCAGTGGCCGCTGTGCTGCTCTCTACGGCCTGGGCGGGTATTAACCCACCCTTCACTCAAACGCTCGTTGTGGAGGGTCTGACGGCCACACAGAACGGCACAATCTCCGTTGCGCACAATGCGACTTCGGAACAAAGAGAGATTGCACGGGAGGCCATGCTGTCCGTTATCGGGCAGGAGGCGGGTAAGCTGCTGATTGCGGCAGACGGCGAACTGCCTGAACGTGACATTCCTGTATACATCATTCTATTAGGTTAAAAGGAGGGCACATTATGCCTATTATCTCTAACTTTCCTGGCGGCGCAGGTGGTAGTTCTGGCCTTGCCCTTGCCGCTGCGACCGACATCAAAACTCTGACGGCCCACGAGAAGGTCTATATCAAGTGGACTGACCCGGAAGACCTGGTTGTTGCCGGTTCTACCCTGGCATCCTGGGGCGGCACCCTTCTGGTGCGTAAGGCTGGCTCTATGCCAACCAGCCGTCGTGACGGCGTTATTGTGCTTGACAGCAAGACCCGTGATGCCTATAAAAACACCTATTTCTGCGACAGCGGCCTGACTGACGGCGTTACTTACTACTACAAACTGTTCCCCTACACCACAGCCAATTCCTACACGGATGTTGAGGACGACGGGTTCTCCGCTACTCCCAATGCTGTGGCAATGGGTAATGTTTCTGGTATTGCCCTGGCGGCGGCTGGTAACGGTAAGCTGTCTATCAAGTGGACTGACCCTGCCGCAACCGTTGTAAGTGACGGTATCACTACGGCGACCTGGGCATCCACCATCGTGGTTGTGAAGGCTGGCAGCTACGCTACCTCTCCAACAGACCCAGATGCCGCGTTCACCTACACCAGCACTACCCGCAATGGTCATGCGACCAACGCACTTATCGCAACCGGGCTGACCAACGGCACGACCTATTACGTCTCCCTGTTCCCCATGTCTACGGACGGTAAGGCAAACACCAACACCGCCAACCGCAAGAGCGGCGTTGCGAATAGAATTACGATTTCAAACACTCCGAGCCAGAGTGGGAGCCTTACATACAACGGCAACTCCCAGTCTCCCACTTGGAGCAACTACAATAGCTCACAGCTCACTCTGGGCGGCACGACTACCGGTACGAACGCCACCAGCTACAATGCCACCTTTACTCCGAAGGCCGACTATATGTGGTCTGACGGCTCTACGGCGGCTAAGACCGTGGCATGGAGCATCGGCAAGGCTGCTGGCAGTCTGTCGTTGAACAAGACCGCTGTGACGCTGGATGCTTCTAACCTGACAGCGACTGTAGCCGTTACCCGTGCTGGCAATGGCACTATCACTGCCAGCTCAAGCGACACCAAGGTCGCCACAGTCAGCGTGTCCGGCACCACTGTGACCATCAGCCATGTCAACCAGACCACGGGTACTGCCACCATCACCATCAATGTGGCGGCTGGCACTAACCACACTGCTCCTGCGAGCAAGACGGTGGCTGTAACCGCAAAGTTCATGCCTGACAAGAAGGCGCTGAACGACCAGACCTGGGATGAAATCAAACAGGTCTCCGACGCTGGGCAGGGTTCTCAGTATTGGAAGGTCGGTGACCGCAAGGCAGTTCTTGTGAAGGGTACAGTCGGCACACTTTCTGTGAACACTACCCTGTACGTCTACATTCTTGGTTTTGACCACAACAGTGCCAAGGAGGGCAAGGGCATCCAGTTCGGCACGTTCAAGACCGCTCTGACTGGCGGTACTGATGTATGCCTGATTGATGGCAGCTACAATAGCGGTAAGACGGATGGCAGCAAGGTCTTCAACATGAACCACTGGGGTAACTACAACTACGGCGGTTGGAAGGCTTGCGATGCTCGATACGACATCCTTGGTTCAACGAACAAGGCGCCTGTCAACTACGGCAAGGCGAGGACAACCTCTGACACTGGATATGATGCGCCGACCAACACGGCTACCAGTCCCGTGGCGAATACGCTGATGGCTGCTCTGCCCGCAGACCTGCGTGCGGTGATGAAGCCCATCACGAAGTACACGGATGCGGTTGGTAACAGTTCCAATGTGGCGGCGAACGTCAAGACCTCGGTTGACTATCTCCCGCTTCTGGCCGAGTTTGAGATTTTTGGAAGTCGGAGCTATGCGAACCAGTATGAGCAGAACTCCCAGGTTCAGTACGACTACTACAAGGCGAGCAACAGCAAGGTGAAGTATCGTCACAGTGCGACGGGTTCGACTGCGTACTGGTGGGAGCGTTCTCCTAATTACGGCAACCGCTACTATTTCTGCATTGTCTACACCAGCGGCAGCGCGAGCCTTAACGGCGCCCACGATTCCTATGGGCTCGCCCCGGCTTTCATGGTCTAATCCTGCATCGGAGTCATCAAGCCCACGACAGTGGGCGAGTTCAATCAACAACGGGGATGGGTGACCCCCCTTTGCGATTCGGAGTGGGCCCCATCCCCCTCCCCATGTGTGCTTATCAGCCTCGCTGCGCTTTCTTGCAGACGAGGCTATATTCATGACCCCCCTTTGTGATTAGGGTTGCCATGGCAAATATCCAAAACAGAACGAAAGGAGAGTTCATGTCAGTTTTGAAGGCCCACCGGTCTGAAAGCAAAGCCGAGTTCATCAACACGGCAAACAAGATTTATGTTCAGACCATCAACTTCCTGTCTCGGCTTTCATCCAGATATTCCAGGCTTGTCGCAGATTCTGTGTCAGGGCTCGCCGCAGAGGTCTTAGACAACGCTGAAAAAGCGAACAGTATTTTTCCCTCGGATGAAACCAGAAAGGAACTTCGCAAGCAATACTTACTTAAATCCAGAGCCGCCCTTATGGCGCTCGATGTGCACCTCGCCCATTGTTACGAGCTGATGATGACAAACCCGTCAGGATGCTTTACAAGCGGGAATGGGAGTGCGGTTTCGTCATCTGACGCAAAGAAAAAACTGGAGCGTATGGCGCAGGAACTTGGCGAACTTATCGATGCCGAGAATGGTCTGCTCACCAATGTTCTGAAAAGTGACAAAGGGAGGTAAGTTTTGATTTCTATGGGTGTATTTCTGTAAAACCTGTCGGTTGGGGGTTTTTGTTCCTCCGTGTGTTCGACTGCGTACTGGTGGGAGCGTTCTCCTAATTACAACAACAACAACAATTTCTGCAATGTCAACACCAACGGCAACGCGAACAATAACAACGCCAACAATTCCAATGGGCTCGCCCCGGATTTCGTAAACCAGAAATGGTTTTGGGTCAACCACAGTAGCTCAAAAAAAGAGTGAAACACGACCTTTACGAAAGGAGAAATACTTCCCGTGATGAAAATCCGAAACTGCTCTTTGATGCTCTTGCACGAACGCCGCCGGGTAACCGAGCGTGCATGGCGGGAGACGTGCCTTACCCCGTTTCATGTGTAAGAGCTAAGCAGATTAGACGGCACCCTACAAGACATCTGTACGAAGAGCGAATAACAACCTATGAGTAGAAGACAAGGACGATATCAACGACGCAAAGCCAAACGAGAAGCGAATAGGGTACAGCGATGTATTGAAGTCGGTGGACTGAAAGATGTGTTTGGCTACCATGACCTGTATAAGGCCGGAAAGAAGTGCTGCAACGGCGTCAGATGGAAGAACAGCGCACAACGGTTTGAGATGCACCTGTTCTCTGGTACGGCACGCCGCCGAAAACTTCTTCTGGACAAGATGTGGGAACCGACCACATATGTGCATTTCACAATTTCTGAGCGTGGCAAGACACGCCCAATCGATGCTCCACGGATTCAGGACAGACAGGTGCATAAGGTCTATACGCAAAAGGTCTTACTGCCGCTGTATCTGCCAAGCATGATTTACAACAACGGAGCCAGCTTGCCAGGAAAGGGCTTTGAGTTTTCCAAGCGAGAGCTGAGAGAAGACCTTCGCTGGCATTTCCGGCGTTATGGACGGGAAGGCAGCATCATTCTTATCGACTTCAAGCAGTTCTTTCCGTCTGTGTCCCATGCAGAAATCTTTAAGCGCCACCAAGCGCTTATTCTGAACAGGGATATTCGCCAAGTTGGGGACGATGTGGTGAACACTGTCCCAGGAGGTGTTGGTCTACCTCTTGGAGTCGAACCAAGCCAGGCAGAGATGATTGCATTTCCATCCGCTCTGGACAACTTTATCAAATGTCAGCTTGGCATTAAGTGTGCCGGGCATTACATGGACGATTACTACATCATTGTCCCGCCGGGTGTTGACCCGAAAGAGGTCATGCGCCTTATCGTAGAAATGGCGGAGAGTTTGAAGCTGACTATCAGTAAATCAAAATCCCGCATCGTTCCGCTGACCAAGTCGTTCCGTTACTGTAAGGCTAAGTATACCCTGACAGAAACCGGAAAGGTGGTTGTCAACGGGAACCGTGACGGAATGAAACGGGCACGGAGAAAAATAAAAGCCTTCCACAAAAAGATTGCAGAAGGCGGAATGTCATATGAAGATTTGTGGACTTCTGTGAATGGTATGCTCGCATACTTCGGGTGCTATAACGACCACAAGCGTGTCCTGCGTCTTCGCAGGCTTTTTTATGCAATCTTCGGGTTTTCCCCTGAGAAGATTGAAAATTTTAGAATGAGAGGAACAGAAAATGAAGTACATTGCGCATAGACGCTTAAAGAAAAACGTCATCTGCGGCCCCGTCAATATCCCGGCCATGACCGAGGTGGAGTGCGAGGGCGGCATCATCATCTACAACAACGGCATTGTGTGCTATGAGGAATGTGAGACAGCCAACCAGTTCTTTGCTCGGAACGACGATGGGTATGGTATGGAGCGTGGCAAGTTGACACAGGCCATCACCAAAACGCTTGAACGCCATGACGAGCAGTACCAGGAACGTTGGGACAGGGTGTGGAACGACCCAGCCTGCCAGCCGTACAAGCGTGCTGACTACGATGACAGGTGGTTTTGGAACCAAGCATTTTTTAATGCTGATATTGATGTGCTGAAACACATCGCAGAACTTGTTGGCGCAAAGGAGGTCAAGTAATGTATCGAATCACCAATATCAACAGCGGTGCTAATCTGGGTGCCGTTGACAAGGTGACCTACATCAACATTGGTGCAAGCGGTGATTTCCACCCAGCACCAGAGGATGAGGCCATTGGCGTTGCTCTGAACGGGGTGGCCTACAACCTGCTCGGTCACGAGGAAATCGAAGGTGCGGACACGGTTGTTGTCTCCGAGTTTGACGGTGGAGCGCTGGTCGCCGAACAACAGCGCATTATTGATGGGCTGCTCATCAGTGCATTGGAGGGCTAAAAAATGAAAGAAAGACTGAAGAATCTGTATGAGAGCGGCGAGCTCACCCCCGCCAAGCTCCTGGCCGCAGTTGCCAAGGGCTGGGTGACCGTGGAGGATGTGGTCGGTATCATCGGAGAGGACAACGCCACTGAGGTCATCCGTGGCGCAAAAATCGCTGAAATCTCCGCCACCTGTAATGCTGTCATCGTGGCCGGGTTTGACATCACGCTGGGCGAGGAAACCGAACACTTCAATCTGAGCATCGAAGACCAGAGCAACATTGCTAACCTGTTCCGTGTGGTGGAGCTGGGCGGCACCGAGTTTCCCTATCAGGCTGACGGCGGCAAGTGCCGCATCTACACCGCCCAGGAAATCGCCCAAATCTACATCACGGCTCAAACCACCATCACATCACAGACGACCTACCACAACGCTCTGAAAGCGTATGTGCAGTCCCTGACTGATGTGGAGAAGATTTCCGCCGTGACTTACGGCATGAATCTGCCGAAGAAGTTCACCACTGAGATGAACGAGAAGCTGGCCGTCGCCCAGGCACAGATGGAGGCCATTGTGGCCCGTCTGAACGGTTAAGGAGCTATGGTAGATATCAAGATGCTGCACCCTGGGATGAAGGTGAAGGTCATTGACCAATGGCCGACTGACCCAGGTTTCGGCTACAACAGATATATGTGCGAGTATCTTGGGCAGGTCGTGACAATTCACGAGGTAGGCACTATATCGGCCACCATTGAGGAAGACGAAGGGGTGTGCTGTTGTTTAGAGGACGGGCGTTTCCACTGGGGCGCCTGTTTCTTCGATTGCATTGTGACAGATTGAAAAGAGGTGTCGGGTCATGTATGGCAGAACACGAATCAGCAAGTGGCTCTTGAGCGTCCTCCTGTGGGTTTGGACTGGTACGCTCTACTTCTTTATCGAGGTCGTATGGAAGACTTCACACGGAAGGCAGGAGATGATTAGCTGGACAATGCTTTTGCTGGCTATCATCCTGGCCGTACCGCTGGAACGGTTCGGTGCTGAGTTGCCATGGGATATGCCGCTGATGGCACAGTCTGCTATCTGCGGCGTGGCTATCACAGCAGTTGAGTTCGTAGCTGGGCTTATCATAAATGTATGGCTCGGCATGGGCGTGTGGGACTACTCTGGCATGGCTGGGAACATCATGGGGCAGATTTGTCCACAGTTCCTTATCATGTGGATGGTACTGGCGGCAGTCGGCATCGTGATGTTGGACTGGATGCGGTATGGAGTAGAGGGCGGCGAAAGACCGCACTACACACTCTGGAGAACTCGTTCCTAAATTGAGCCGGAATATGGATAAAAGAAATGGGAGCCACCGCATGGTGAGCTCCCATTCTGTATATCCGGCTATGAAATTGATGTTTTATAGGAGGTGGTTTCGTGAATGAAGCTGCTATCTGGAGGTTTTTGAAGTCCCAGGGCATGACTGACGCTGGTGCCGCTGGCCTGATGGGCAACCTGTTCGCCGAGAGTGGGCTCAATCCGAAGAATCTCCAGAACACATATGAAAAGAAACTTGGCTACACAGACGAAACTTACACCGCCGCTGTAGATAGCGGCAAGTATACCAACTTCGTCAAGGACTCTGCTGGCTATGGCTTGGCACAGTGGACGTACTGGACGAGAAAACAGGCTCTCTACGCCTTCTGTAAGGCCGTAGGAGCGTCCATTGGTGACCTTGATACCCAGCTCAAGTTCCTGATGAAAGAGCTCTCAGAGAGCTTCAAGAGCGTCCTGGGAGTGCTTTTCAGCACTACGTCTGTGCGTGAGGCGTCCGACATTGTTCTGCTCCAATTCGAGCGGCCTGCCAGCAAGGATACTAAGGCAACACAGGATAAGCGTGCCGGGTATGCCCAGGGATATTACGACAAATTCGCCGCAGCAGCGGTGGAGAAAGGAGAGAGCGGTTCGATGAAATATACTTCTGCAAACCCGCCCATGAAGTGCTTTATGCGCCAGAGTTCCTGGTATAAGAGCACTGGTAAGGTTCCTGTGCGTGGTGTGCTGTGGCACTCCACCGGAGCTAACAACCCAAGTCTGAAACGCTATGTCCAGCCTGATGACACCGCAGCGGACAGGGCAAGGTTGTTGGAGCTGCTCGGTGTGAACAAAAACAGCAATGACTGGAACCGTGAGGGTCAATGGGTCAAAGGTCAGTGGGTTCCGCTCAAAGCCGGTGTCCATGCTTTTATCGGTAAGCTCGCCAGTGGTGAAGTAACCACTGTGCAGGCTGGCGATTGGGACAAAAAGGCTTGGGGTTGTGGCTCTGGCAAGAAGGGCTCCTGCAACAACGGGTGGATTCAGTTTGAAATCTGTGAGGACAATCTGGGCGACCCAGTTTACTTCGAGAAGGTCTACCGTGAGGCCGTTGAACTTACTGCGTATCTGTGCAAGCTCTACAACCTCGACCCGCAAGGTACGGTTGCATATAACGGCGTGAAGGTGCCTGTTATCCTGTGCCATCAGGATAGCTATCAGCTCGGTCTTGGCTCCAACCATGGCGATGTGCTGCATTGGCTTCCGAAGTATGGCAAGAGTATGCAGACAGTTCGTAATGATGTCTCCGCTTTGCTTGCGGGGGTAAACAACAATAAGGAGGAGGATGACGACATGGATGTGGTACGTTTTAAGCAGCTCTACAATGAGATGCGCAAAGAGCTTCAAGACAATGACAGCAGCAAGTGGAGCGAGGAGGCTCGTAACTGGGCGACCGCTACTGGCCTGATTGCTGGTAACGGCACAGAAATCAACGGCGAGCCCAACTATATGTGGGCAGATGTTCTCACCCGTGAACAGTTTGTCGCTGTGCTGCACCGCTTTGCAAAACTGATGGGGATGGTCTAAGCCATGACCATCAAGATTGAGCGTGGCCGTAAGAAGACCCGGCGGCGTACAAAGAAGCGTCGGGGCATTGGGTTTACCAACCTCTTTGCCCTGCTCCTCATATTGCTTCTGCTGCTGGGTCTGGCGGGCGGATTCATCCTCGCATGGAGGAGCATTGAGTACCAGTATATGGGCGCACTCGCTTGCTTCACTGTGGTGTTCACGCCAATCGGAACAGCTATCGGCATCGTGCTGAACAGCATTGTCCGCAAGAGTGAAGCTGAAAATACTGGCGCTGACGGCGAGGGAATCAAGTATGCTGCTGCAAAAGCGGCTGGATTTACACAAACGGATGCGGTGGTAGAGGATAGCCCCGCAATCTGAGAGGAGGTATAAATATGGAGTGGCTGCAACTGATTGCGTCAATCGTAGCCGGTCTGATTACCGCTATTCCTCTGGCAATTAAGCTGGTGGAGTATGTCAAGAAGGCCGTGAAGGAGAAGAACTGGGGCAAGGTTCTTGACATGGTTATGAAGTACATGGCTACTGCCGAGGAAAAGTTCGACAACGGTGCCGACCGTAAGGAATGGGTTCTCGCCATGGTCAAGGCTTCTGCCGACACTGTTGATTACGACATCAACATGGAGGAAATCAGTAAGCTCATCGATGACCTGTGCAAGATGAGCAAGAAGGTCAACGCACCTACTGAAACGGAGAAGGCAGGTGAGTGACTGTGAGCGTTCAGGAAATCCTTGTAAATGGCGGCGGGGCGCTGGTTATCCTGATGACACTGGTGCAGATTGCACCCATCAAGGTAAACCCGTGGTCTGCCATCGGTAAAGTAATTAAGGCCATTTGGAAGGCTGTGGGCAAGGCGTTTAACGGCGATGTGATTGAGCGGCTGGACAGGATAGAAGCGACCCAGATTGAAACACAGAAGAGGCTCGACCAGATAGAGTCCGCTCAAGCAGAAGCAAAGGAGCGTCTTGATAAGATTGAGGAGGCACAAACCGAGACAAAGGAGCGCCTTGGAACCCATATCCGTATCGATGACGAGCGAAATGCCGATATGCACCGAGCCAGCATCCTGCGGTTTAATGAGGAGTTGATTGCCAACCGTCAACACACGGAGGAGCACTTTAACGAGGTTCTCTACAATATCGACTGCTATGAGAGATACTGTGAGGAACACCCTGAGTATCCAAACAATCGGGCTGTTCGCGCAATCATGAACATCAAGCGGGTTTATGACGAGCGCATGGAGAAACACGATTTTGCGTAAAACAAAAATAGGAGAGTTACTTGCGATTGCAGGTAGCTCTCCTTCTTTTTGCGTTATGCACTTATGTTTTGGATGTTTTCCAGCTTGAATGGGTCTGCGACAATCTCATCGTCGGCGGAGAAGTAGGCAAGGACGCCGTCCTTTGGTAACTCTGCCTGGAACACGTTTTGAACACTGTCATCAAATCGCTTAGAGTACCATTCTGCCCTCTTTTTGGATAACGTCCATGAGAAGACCTTGATATCTTTGCTATTCACAGAGGTGGTGCCACGGTAAACTGTGATGCGGTCAGGAAGGTCATTGAAGACCGGAAGTTCATCTTCGTCCATTAGCTTCTCTTTTGTGCTGCGCTTGAACAAACTGAGAAGCTGTTTCTTCGTGAAAACGGAGCCGCTGTTTGTGTACTCGCTGTTTTCCCAGATGTAGCGCAGGCACGCACCAAGGTCGTCGTCGCTTAGATAGCTCTTGATGTGGTCAAGGAATGTGAAACGGTAGGACTTGCTTAACAGGAGAAGGAAGCCGGTAAGTGTGTCTATCTTCTTTAGGCGGTCTACAATGGAGGCCCGAAACTTATCCTCACCATCGCCCTCTAATACATTTATCATTTCTAAACCGCTCTCACCCTGTATAGCAGTGACAGACGTATCAAGGAACGGATGAGATACAATGAATGGTATCTTTTCATTTGGCTCTATTGGAAGGTAAGCAAAGGTGATAGCGAGGTCTCTAACCTTGTCGATGTTCGTTGTCTTCATATCTTTCTCCTATTTCTCAAATGTTCGCTTACAACATCGTTGATGCAATTATAGCATATATCAGCGCTCTTGTAAATGAACATTGTTATGTATTGGCCTTGGGTTGTATCAGTTTCCCAAGGCTGAAAAGACGTTGTATGATGATTGTCATGCTAAACCAAAACAATCAGACTACCACGTCAGATTTTCCAGGATATCTGTACCTTGCCGTGACCAACATGAACACTTTCAATTAGCGCATCAACCACTGATAATTTATCGTCAATACTGACGCTCTCCCAGTTGTTCATGTACCCATTGATTGTTCCAATGTTCTTCCTATCATACATTTCAGCGGACATCTGTGATACCTTTTCACGGAGCTCCTTTTTCTCCTCGTCAAGCGCATCCACACGCTTGTTGATATACTCCATCGTCGCTTCGCTCGCAGACACGATTTTGTCTATGAGTGTGGCGATTTCTTTTTCGATTTCATCCAAGCGAATCTTGAGCTTGGTAAGCTCGGCGGTATCCCCTTGCTTCTCTGTGTAGGACAGCTCGCTGAACTCCCTCAGCTTTCTGGACATCTCATCGAACACAATGCCTTCAATATCGCCTGCCTGAACCGCACCAACGCCGTCGCACGATGCTGACACATACTTACTATTGCAAATGTAGTATCTGGCATCCTCTGTGCGCTTGCGTGGGTAAGATTTGAGCGAGAGAGCGTGGCCGCAATCAATACACTTGATTTTCCCTGCCAACCATGTGTTTCTGGCCTTCACTGGCTTTGCAATCTGGCGCACGTTCAAGCACTTTCGGCGGCACCGAATCCATGTGTCTGAATCAATGCAGCCTTCATGTGGTGCGAGTACCAACACCTGACCATCGAGGCAGATGGACTTCCGCTTAGTGGCTTTGCTTCCTGTGTAGAGATAAGCACCGTTTGTCCCAATGAACTGTGAGATATCATTGATGATTTCTGTCCCCTGAGTGCGGAAGAACTCATACAGTTCTGCGTCTGCCTTGGCGTAGGCTGGGTTGATGATGATGTCCCGTATCCGCATCCTGCTGAAGTTCTGGCCCGCTTGGTTTTTGATGCCGTTCTCGCTGAGGTACTTCATAACATCGGAAAAGGAGACCTGTGGCCGGGAGTAGAGCGAGAATATCAACTGGACGACCTGAATTTGCTCCGGGATGGGCTTATACATACAGGTCTTAATGCCTTCCATGACCGTGTTCTCAAGCTCATAGCCGTATGGAACACGACCTCCCATGTAGAATCCCTTCCTGCTGCGAGAGCGATATGCGTCAATGACACGCTGCTGGATGGTCTCACGTTCGAGCTGGGCGAAGACCATGACAATCATCAGCATGGCTTTGCCGATTGGGGTCGAGGTGTCGAACCGTTCTGTGATGGATACGAACTCCACCCCATACTTCTGGAGCTCACTGATAACGTTGGCGAAGTCGAGAACAGACCGGCTGATACGGTCGAGCCGGTACACGATGATGCGGCTGACACCACCTCTGCGAACCTCCGCCATCATGTCTTGGAAGTCTGGGTGTTCTGTGTTTTTGCCGCTGTATCCCTTGTCTCTAAATACCCTGTGTGGGCGGTTGCCCACTTCTCGTAGACACAGTTCTATCTGGCTTTCGATAGAAATACTATCCTCTTTGTCTACTGACTGTCGTGCATAGATTAAATCTTCCATGTCAACCTACCTTTTCTTTGGCTTTTGTGAGTATTTACTAAAGACGGCATACAGGGTTTTCTCTATCTGAGCTTTCCGCTCCTCTCTGTCGTCTTTATGTATGATGGGGGTTAGGTTGATTATGGTATAGACATCGCCGCCATAGACGGCGTTTATAGTTTCTTGGGCGTATTTTTGTATAATGACCACCTTCTTTATTTGAGGGTAAAAAAATAGGACGGTGACGAGTTTTTACACTCGCCCCGTCCTTTTCTTTCTGTCAGCTATTTGCAGATGGCAAGGACGCCATACAAGACCAACACAATAACAACAGGAATCCAGATAGGTGCAAGCACCCACCACCAGCTCCAGTCGATGACACCCAGGAGTTTCAAGACGATGAACACAATTCCAAGCACATCACAGATGCCGAGCCCGTATCTTTTGTTATCACTCATTGTATGTATCCTCCATCAAGAGCCTGTGGAGCCCCAGCCGCCGTTCCTGACACCCTCGGCAGCATCGGAGTATGTAATCCCGTAGGGAATGAAGATGGTCTGCATAAAGCGGTCTCCGGCCCCAATAGCGAGGTTTTTGCCCTCCCTGCTGTCGTTAGTAATCTTGGCGTAGATGTGCCCCTCGTTGTCGGAGTTGTAGTAGTCGCTGTCAACCACGCCGATGGTGTTGTCCAACTGCATACGGTACTTACAGCCCAGGCCACTCCGTGGTGCACAGCACAGCCACCAGCCCTCGTCAATCTTTACCCGGATACCGGTGGGAATCTTCGCAGATGCCCCAGGTGCCAGAGTGATACTGACTGGTGACTTGAAGTCGTACCCGGCGCTTCCTGTCGTGGCCCGCACAGGCAGGTCAATCAGGTCATACATCATCCTGGCCTCGGTTTCACCGATACCAAATTCCTCTTTCATAGCTGTGGTAAACTGCTCAAAGCTCACCTTTTCAAAGTTACCGACCTTCTGCATCTGTTCCTCCTTTGTACTGCGTGTCGCAAGTTACCTCCGTTCCCCAAACGGCGGGGATGATGTTTGGTGCATATGACGGGTAATAGACAGTGTCATCGTCTTCGGAGGTTTCGGTGACTGTCTCCTTCAACAGGCGACCATCTGTGTCATATTCACGAACGGTTTCCTTGATAGTTCTCTTAACCATGGCACACCTCAATTCTTATGGGCTGCACGGTAAAGCAGGTTGCCAACCAGAGCGCCTGCGGCGGCTGTCAGGAAGATTTCCAGAGGGGACAGTTCGATAACGCCGTCCAGTTCAACACCAGTCTCGACATCATAGCCGTCAGCAATAGGCTCAACCAAGTCTTCTGTCTCAACGATGGTTTTGCCAATCATTTTCTCTGTCACATCGTCAAAGTGGTATGTAACCTTTGTGGTCTTGGTTTTCTTGTCCATAATATCCTCCTTTTACACTGCCCCGTAGCTTCTGCCGGGGCATTTTACCCTTGTCAGAATGGCGTTTACGAGAGCGTCATACCCGGCAACACAGCCGTCGTACTGCTCACAGACAACGCCATGCTCATCCAGGAACTTGCGCATCACATTGGCCAGCTCATCGCTCTCGCTCTCGGTCTGGAACCGACCAGAGGGGTTGTATGGTTTCACCCGGTTGACGAAGACGTTCATGGAATCATAGGAGTTGAACACCTTCATAATCAGTGCGTCAAACTCCTTGCCCAGCACATCATCGTTTGCATAAAAGCTCGACAGCAGGATTGGTGAGTCAGTGATGACCACATCTACTTTGCCCTGCACTCGGCTGATGCGGAAATACTGCTTGCCGAATATGTATGCTTGATTCTGGAAGACAGCCTTACTCTCTTCCCAAACCTTATCCTTGGCGAACTCCGTCACGAGTTCTGCGTTGATACCAGCCATCTTCAGCTTTGAGAAGATGTAGGCGGCACCGGTTGACTTACCAGCACCAGGGGCTCCGAACAGATTTACAACGAGCATTTATTTCCCTCACTTCGTTTTGATGTAAAGCCCACAGTGACACATACCCTCGTCCATCTCCCTGAACTCCTTACACATACACTTGGTATCAGCGTTTTTGTAGAGGACGCAGGGGCAATAGCCAGAGTTGGCCTTGAGTTGGTCTTTGATTTCCTTGACATATTCTTTGTCAGGGTTCAGTTCAATCTTCATGGTCAGCTAATCCTTTCAGCAAACTGATTGTCGGACGCAAGTGTTACACCAAGAACATCATCGAAAATGGCCCTACGATTGGGGATGTACCGCCCGAACTTGATGACGATGTTCTTGTAGGAGGCCAGTGCCTTTACCTGTTGCCCAATCTCTTGCGGGTAGTAGCCTGTGTAGATGACCACATCATCCTGACAGCCGTATACCAGACGGAGAGTATGAATGAACTCCTCTACCTCTTGAAACTGCTCGAACGGTTCCAAACCGCCAATGACGATGGCCCCCGTCAGTCTGTTGTGGATGTAACGTCTGCACAAGTCAAAGTCGTTTACCTCGATGGGGGCGCATGAGCGCCACCCATCATTTTGGCAAACTGAAAGCGGGATGCCTGCTTCGGAGCAGCATTTCCCGCCACATGAGATAGTTCCGATGAACATGGATGGAACCTTGTAGTTGGTGAAGTCCTCCTCAACAATGGTTTTTACTCTCATTCTGACATAGCCTCCGCATAGCTGTACCATTGCCGGGTGTTGAACTCCCGGAACCGCTCCTTGGAATACGCTCTGGACGGAACGAGATACCCAACGATGCGCTGATAGGTGTCATACACCGGCTTGCCACAGATGGGGCAGTGGTCTGTTCCGACAAAGCCGTGGTGGTTCTCACACTCGTTGATGCGAGTGTTGAACGCAAAGTAGATAACGCCGGATAGCGCAATCTTGTTGAGCATATCCCATGCCGCATCTGTGTTGGGGAAGTTCGACTCCAGGTTGATGTGGGCAATACTGCCGCCAGAGCACTTCTCATCCAGAATAGAGCAAAGCCGGAGCTTCTCTTGAATGGTGCATTTGGCAGACAGAGGAATCCACTGGTTGGAGTACAGCTCCTTGTCCCTCATATCATACAGGACATTGTCCTTCTGACAGAGGATGACCGCCGCCCTCTCAGCGGGGACGCTCTCAATGTTGAAGGAATACTCGTTGGTGAAGTTGTCCTTCACTGAGTTGAGCACCTCAAAAATCTTGGAAGCAAACTCGACGCCCTCGTCGGTGTAGCTGATGTAACCGAACTCGTCCGTCTGTGTGTAGCCAAAGGCTTCGATGACCTCATACAGGCCGAGGATGCCCATGGTGCAATACTGCTTGTCCATCTCGACTGCGCCCTCTTGGTAGTTGGGGAGCAAACCCTTCTCTACATTGCGTTGGATAATGTGGCGCACCGTGTCCAGAGCCTTACAGCAGAGCAGGGCACGCTTTCTCAACAGAGCCAGGTACTTCTTTTCATCGCAGTCAGTTTCAAGGGCAATCCGCATCAGGTTGATGGTGTTGACCTTGACAGAGCCGATAGACAGCGCCGTACCACCAATGGAGTTGATGAAAGCATTCAGCTTCTTCGTGTCTGAGAGCAGGCGACAACAGTTGCTGAGTGTGCCCACGTCATCGCTCATAAAGAAGTTGCTGTCGTTCCAGGTGCAGTTGTGGTCGCTGCACCAACGGGCAAACTCCTTGTCAACGAACACATCGTAGTTCTTCGAGCGAAGCATCTCCAGCGCTTCCTCGGTTGTGATAGCAGTGCGTTTGAGCAAGCTGTATGTAAGGACTGGGAATGTAAACATATTCTCGCTGCGAATCTGAGACACGACCTCCATGAAGGTTTTCTGATGCTCAATCAGCTCCTCCACATTGTCAATGACGAATGACCCATCCGGGTACTGGACACCGCCGAACAGAGATTCGATATAGTTGCGGTCAAAGATGGAAACATTGACAAAAGCCGTCTGGTCGATGCGCATGAATGGCTGGTTCAGCCGATAGATGAACTTCTGGAAGCACTGGCGGATGTAGTAGTCGGGGTCTTTGATGATGTGCCCGCTCTCACAGTCCTTCTTCCAGAAGTAGTACGTCCAAATAAGCACGTTGGGGATGCCAACAGCACCAGAACTGCGGTTGCTCATGTAACTGATGTACTCAATAACATCGTCCATGAACGTTGTCAGGTGCTTCGGCGGCTGATTGTTGTAGTTTTTCAGGAAGAAAAGCCCCTCTGTCGCCAGCCTCGTCAGGTCGTAGGCATAACAGTAGGGGAGGTAGGTCGATGTTGGGGCATCATGGAGATAAAAACCGCCGTTGTACTCGGTTTCCAGCCACTCCCGTGCCGTTTTGAGGTTGTACCGCTTTTTGATTTCGTAGAAAATCTTGTTGAACGCAAAGAGTTTGTCGTGCGACTTGCCCTTTTCGTTCAAAAGGCTGCGAATGTCCTTGTTGGAGGCATTTGCGTTCGCATCGATAGTCACGTCAGAGACGTTTCTATCGATGAACCCATCGATAAAGTCGGAAAAATTGAGCTGCGACTCGTGAAACCCGTTCAAAAACTCAAAATCTTCGCCATACCGCTCACTCAGAGCGGCCATTGCCTTCTCAAAGTCCTTGTTCATTTTGATTGGAATGTTCAATTCTCATGCCTCCTTCAATGGATTTGGTTGACCCACTCGATTGCCTTGGCAAAGGGGAGTAATTCCCCATCAATCGAGAGGACGGGCACCTGTGCAATGCCAAGAGCAAGCATATCATCCACAGAATCGTTCACTGTGTACTGGACACCACTGTTATCCAGCTTCTGCCTGAGAACCTTGCACCTTGGACAGCCCGTTGAGTATAGGATTACAGTCATACGGTCATGTTCTACCTCCTCTCCATCGTGTTCAGACTGGAAAGCGTACTGCGTGATGATGTCATACGCATCGTCCCAGCTTGTTACCCTGTGCATACCACCCCGTTCAGCATCGTAGCCACGGTTATGGGGTGCATCCATCAGAATTTTTAAGTAATCTCCGCCCTCAAGGTTATGTACGCCATCATCTACCAGCACGTCTCCGTGAATCAACTGCTTGTGGCTGGTGATGATGACATCTTCCCACTTGAGAAAGGGGAAATATCGAAATAACACATCGGTCATCTTGACCGCAAGGGTTTCATAGAAGGAACTTGTCACGATATAGATACGATGCCCATCTGCAATCAACTGCTGAAGAGCGTCTGCGGCGCCATCGATAGGCTTGACAGTTCTCCAGAAATCATCATTGTAGATTGGGGCAAAGACCTGCGGTTTGGTCAGGGTTGGGAAGAATTTTGCGACATCCCAATCGCTGACATCGTTCGGGTCAACGGCGGTGTGATACTGCTCGTTCAGCGTATCTACCCATGCGCCCAACAAATCTTCGATTGTGTCGTCCATATCAACTAACACCGTCAGACGTTTCATTGCTTACTCCTTTTTATCCAGAACCAGGTTCGACCCGCAGTATTCGTCAAAGGTCATCTGATGGTGTCCGTTGAACTCTGTCAGCCAGTTTGAGATGGCTTTAGACAGGTCTTCGATGGTTCCGTTGTTGGTTATGTAGTAGTCCGGGGTACAGCCATCCAATGCCGTTTCAGATGGATGCGCCTGCTGCTCCGGCGTGAGCGGGCTTTCAAAGTTCTCCCTGATGACCCGCATATGAATCATAGCGAGCCCCGCCTTTTTCAGACAGTCGATTTCATTGGGGAAACGGCAGTCTGGAATCAGAACGAAGTCCCACTCATCAGGGAACAGGCCGAGCACATCGGTAACAAAGCCTACCCAGAAGTCTGGGCGCTTCTGCCTGATGATGTCTGTGCCGACATACTGCAAGATGTGCCGCCCAGCATCGTCCTTCTCACCATTCCACCCAAAATAGGTGCGACACATATACTTGAGAAGGTCTGCATAGTGAGTGACCAGAACTTTGTAGCCATCAGATTCGAGCTGGTCTTTGAGAATCGCCGCCGTTGTGTCCTTACCGTGCTGTGCTTTTCCTGAGATTGCGATTACCTGCATTCTTGGCCTCCTTTGACTTTGAATATCTTACGAAGCTGTTGACCATTTCTTGGACGGTCATACGCTTGTCAGGCGGGCGCCACTTGTGCTCACCGCCGTAGTAGAACTCCCTCACACGGCAGTAAGCGGCAACTACAGGCTTGTCCACATCATCAATGTGATGTTCACAGACGATTGCAACCGCTCGCTTACCGACTTTTGTGAAGTCCTCCACCATCCTCTGCATGGCGACACGCTGTCCAACCGGAAGTTTTGCGTTGCCATGCTTGACCTCAATCAGTATGTATTCCTTATCGTGGTACTCAATCAGGCCATCGATATCTGTGGGGTATATCCCGCCGTCAAGACCAAGACCCTTGAAGTCAATGAGCTGCTTCATTCTGGCAGGATTCTTAATTTTGCTCTCCATACGCTTACTGCCTACGCATAAACATACTCGGGCTGAGGCTTCGGGCCGCCGCCGCCACCAAGTATGAGCATAATAATTACCAAAGCAATGGGAACGAGCGGCCAGAAGTTATCCACCTGTGACCACCTGCTTTCTGGGCATCATGCCACAGGTGTGCCGCTCTTTACAAAAGCCCATGTACTGGCACTTTGGCATGAGGTAGTGGTCAACTATATAATTCCACTCAGGGGAATACCCATTGAGTGCTGCCCTGATATCGGCGAACAGTTGCCGATACTCGTGATAGGCACGGGTACACATCCGCTGATGAGACATATCCATCAGGTTACGGAGATTACGCTTGTCCACAATCTTTGTGGTCATACCGAGCGGCAGACAGAGGGCAGAGTCCTCTCTTGGTACGCCGAGCTCGTCAAGCTCACGCAGGCCCTCCATAATACTGTGCATAACCCTGTCGTAGACGGCAAGTGCTCTACCGCTAAACGCAGGAGTATTCGGTGTCACATAGGAAAACCCATGCTCGTAGTCGATATATCGGGTGCTGGCCTGAAGCCTTGTGGGAGCGCCGCCAATGTGGGTGTACCACTCCCGAATAACCCTGGCCGAATAGCCGTCCAGAATCATATAGATGTCTGGGAACTCAAACGTTCGGCCATGCTCGCTCTCCAGGCAGTCAAGTCCGCGCTTGTAGTTCTTCTGGGTATCAGATGTGTCTGCGCCCCAGCAGATACCGGCCTCTGTGCCAATCATTGTAATGGGGTTTCTCGTGGTGTATTCGCTTTGAATGATTACCTTTCCCATAGATGTCCTTTCATTCGTACAGCTCCGGGTGGTTGCTGTAACATAGGTATGTATATCCGTAGTAACTGTCATACAGTTCGAGATATGTACCGCTACCTTGGCGGTGCTCAGACTGGAACACAACAGAGACATCATTGATAAGCCGCTCACCACTGAGCAACCTGATTGCCGCATCTACACAGTCCTCAAACGGAACCATGCTGTCAAAATGACTGGAGTTTGCGCCGGAGTATTGACCCTTCTGGTGAATGACCTCAATAACCGTATTGGGAAACTCTACGGATGCTACACGGTTAAGAACGACTTCACCGACCATCATCTTCCAGTCCATTGGAATCCAACTTGAACCGGCCTCATTGGTGATGGTCTTGGACAGCTCGAACAGTTCATCGAAGCTGATTTCCGGTACATCTAAGTTGAGTGCGGCAATTTTTGCATTTCTGTTGGACTCGGCATCACGTCCTGCGGCCACGTCGCCGCTCAGACAACACTCTCGCATGATGGTCAGATAGTCCGTGTCCCACTCTTTGGTATCTTCTGTTGGAATAGCGGTCTCCAACGCATCCGTATCGCCGTCGTACACTAATGCAGTCGCAACGGCGCCCGCATCTTCATCTGCTCTCTCGATGACAGCGGGCTCAGGGTCTTGTGTGGCAGGTGCGTTACTGCACCCGCAGACCGAAACGCACATCATAGCTGCCAGCAAGAAGATAGTGAAAACTTTTTGCATTGTTCTACCTCTCTACTGTCCATGAGAAAAGAGCCCGGAACTTATGCTCCAAGGCTCTTTCCCCGTGGTATGTTGGTTGATTCTTACGTTCTTGAGAAACTGCTGAGGAACTCGTCGAGCTCCTTTGTGTCCTCTGCTGTCAATTCGGTATCCTCCACAGGAGGGGTACTCACAACTTGGCGAGCCTCACCAGACCATGAGGCAATTCTGGCAAACCTCATCAGCTCGTTATAATGTGCCTCCATAAATGTTGGACGAGTTACCTCACGCTCTTTGTAGCGGTCATACCTCGTGAACCGCTCCGTTTCATAGCGATGGTATGGAAGGAACTGCTCTGCCTCGCTTGGCAAAAACATTCTGCCGTTTCGATTGGCCCCAGTATCATGCCATGTTAAGAGCCGAACCATATCACTGGCGTTCACTCATGCTCCTCCTCCGAGATAGGGAACACAGCACACTCCTCCGCCGCTTTATCGAAGCACTCACAGCAGAGCTGGTAGTTCACGGTACAACCGTCATAGATGCTCCCATATCCGATTTTTTTATGTATGGAGAAATCCTGTTGCAGGTCGAAGAAATCGAGCTCACGCCCGCAACGACTGCATACTTTCTGTTCTGGCAAGCCTTACACACCTCCTATGTGGTTACCAAATTCGTGTTTTATACCCAATTATGGTATTGTGGCGCAAGGGTTACAGCCACTGTGTGCTCTCGCCATCGCCGCCAGTTTCACCGCCGGTCTCGCCGCCATCGCCACCCTCATCCGGGTCAGTGGGCTGCTCAGGCCGTTCATCACCGTCGCCCGGAGTATCAGGCTGCTCAGGCTCAGGCGGGGTAACCGTCCCAGCTCCAGCCTCGAAGAACTCCTCCAGGGCATCCAGGCAGTCCAAGCAGACCTCCTTCTCCCAAAGAATGTCGTTCTGCTGGCGGTCGTTGCCGCGATACTGTGTCTTACAATGTTCCGCAGGAACAATGGGCGGTTTCAGCGGCTTAGCACAGGTAATCACCCGGCAATTCCGGGGATTCTCAATGATTTGCTTACAGCGGTCACAAACGATACACTTCATGAGTACACCTCCTCTACACAATTTTGAAGCTATTCAAAAACTTATCGAGCTTTTCTCTCCCATCTTCCTCGATATCATCAAAGGAAAGACGTTCGCACCACTGGAGAGCGTTTATCAGTGGTGCATCAAGATAGCGCTCATATAAAACCTGATGGTATGACCTGCCACGAATCTCATTCTCAGAAATAGCGGAGAAAATTTCAATCGTGCTGTAATCCTCTTTGCCCTTCTTTCTAAGTTGAGCACGGTAGCCTCCCACCTCACGCCCAATTTCCCATCCTGGCATTCTTCCGCCCGAGATTTCGAGCCAGAAGGAATCTACCATTGTCTTTGCGGTATCGCTGCTTGCGCAGACGATACCAATCCTTGCACCGTCATGCGTATCGCAGGTTTTCAGCGCCTCGCTCAGAGTGGTGCCGGTCAGCACTTCCATCAGAACACCTCCAATCAATAAATCTTGCGAAAGGATGTTAGCTGGAAGTATTGGCCGTCACGCTCGAAACCAGTGCAGTAGATGATGTCGCCCTCCTTGATGGGGTCTTTATCGAAAACTCTGCAAAACACAGTGAAGCGGCTTTCCTTCCCACTGCCGATGGACTTTGTAAACACACTATATCCAAACAGCTTACCGTCCTTTTTCCTATGTAATGGTTTGACCTCGGTTACATACAGCTTGCGGCGGTCTTCATCTTTGCCGGATACATAGACAATGTAGCCCATGACATCATAGAAGTTACGAACCTTCAGAATATCGCTGAGGTCTTCCAAACCAAATGACTTGATAACACTTTCGGCCTCCCTGAGAATTGAACCCACATCCAGAAGAGTGTAGGATTTCGCAGAACCGCCGGACTTGGTAACACCGATGGCGTACTTTTTTACGATTTCCTCCAACGGCGTTCCGTCAATCTCTGACTTCTTTACCTGCTTGGCCTCGCCCTTTTTGAAGGTGGTGGAGAACAAGTCTACCATGCGGAGAAGTTCCCGTTGATTGCCAAAGTCTGAGAAGAAATCCAACTTTACCAGGATATCAAGTTGCCGAGAGTTGATGCTTGTTTCTTTGTCAAGGTCGGCCAGCAACTCCATAAAACTGGTGTAGTTCTTTTTCTTGGCCAGATTGTAGAGCTCGTCGGCAAGACCTGCGCTCATGTACTTGATGGAGGTAAGGCCCTTTGCGATGATACGCTTATCCCGGTCGAAGAAGTATTCTCCTCTGGACAACCCCCACTTTGGGAGCGTGACCTTGATGCCGACTCTTGTTGCATAGCTGGTGATGTCAGCAGTCTTGTCCATGTTGTCGCCAAAGATGTTGAGGGCCGCAGTCAAAAACTCAAGCGGGTGGTAGTAGCGCAGATACCCACAGATGTATCCAATGGACGAGTAGGCGTCCGAGTGGTTCCAAGAAAACCCATAAGCTGAGGCATCCAGGATGATTTGCAGGAACGGCTTAATGACTTCCTCGCATCGCTCTTTGGTGATGTTGTAATGCTCTGGGCAGAAAGCGATGAACCGCTCCTCAATCTCCGGCAAGAGCTTCTCTGTGCCCTTCTTCTTAGCAATGGCCCGACGCACGTTATCTGACTCCGCATCGGAATAGCCGCAGAACTTGACCAGAAACTGCATGATGGTCTCCTGCATGGCGATTCTACCAGCCTCCGGGGAGAGGAACTCATTGAGTGCGTCAAACCCATTGTCGTAGAACTCGCCATCCGCCACACTATCCCGGAAACTGGCACAGGCCG